GCAGCATTCTGAGTTATGTTGACTGTAAGCTCCCAACCGTCATCATCATTTTCTGCTTGCCTTAATTTAATGGTACCTGACCTTGTTGATTCTACGGTATTCTCTGTTAAGGTTAAGGTTAACCCATAGGTTCCATCATCATTTGATAACGTTGTAATTGCTACATTTGTAACCCAACTTGGTTTTGAGGTTACAGTTAAAGCTAATGGGTATCTTGTACTTATTTCAGAACCGTTTATTACCTTAGTCTTAAAAGAATAAGCTACATCAACTGTAGAGTTATTACCTCCCAAAGCTGATAATCCAGTTCTGGAAGTAGTTTTAGAACCAGTAGGGGAAGCAAATGCCAAGTAATACTTATAAGATACTGAAGCACCACCCTGAGTAATATCTACATAATCAGAAGCCCCCTCATAGTTAGCAAAGACTCTAATAGACCTACTACTTGTACTGGTATTCTCAGAAGCACTAAGTGTAGTACCTGATAGACTAAATCCTGAGGTACCATTGGTACTTAAACTTGGAGTAGCACTATCAGAGCCATCCCTTGTATTTGAACCTGAGGTATAGTTAGCATACCTGGGTCTACTTGCACTGGGGTACAAAGTTACACTACCTCCAGTATTACCGATGGTATAAGAACTTGCAGTTAAGCTTACACTCCAAGAGCCATAAGTATACCCAGTAAATTCGTTTGCTTCCTGGTATACTGGTACACTTACAGATTTGGTTTTACCATTTAGTGATAAGGTACCAGTAAGGGTTCCTACCTGGGTTCTAGATTCAACCGTAGTTCCCAAAGAACCTGCACTAACTGCAGTACCATAACTAATGCTAGCACCGCTTGTAATTGTGCCTCCTCCAGTTGTAGAACCATTCCATCCCCAAGTCTGAGAATAAGTTGGCATACTTGAGAATGAACTTCTTGTACCTCCACTTGCAGGTATATCGGTTACAGCTCCACCACTTGCAGTAATTTCACTATAAGTCTTATAACCTGCAGATTGAGAACAAGATATGGTTACTTTCTTATTGGTTTCTGCTTGGGTTAAAGTTACGGTACCACTACGAGTACTGGTAGAAGTATTATTACCCATAGTTACTGAAGTACCGGTACCGGATATACTTCCCCCATTAGCTCTAGTATAAGTTAAAGAAATTTGGTTACCATAATTATGGCCATCTCTTAATTCTTGCTTGTATGAAGTTACCGTGAAAGTTTTAGTACCTCCAGTTGCCCCAAAAGACATAGAAGTGGGGTTTACACTAAACTCATAACTCCAAGATTGAGAGGCTGCTGCTTGAGTGAAGGTAGCAGAAACGGTTTTACCAGATTCATCTTGAGTATAAGTTCTAGTATGAGCTCTTGAGGATAGAGCTAAATTTTCGGTAGCAATAAACCCCATAGTATCAGTAGACTCCTTTAACCAATCTGGTAAAGTTGTTCCGGTATGACCCACTGTTACCGAAGAGCCTTGAGCTACCCCATCCCAATACTTTTGTTTAGTTGAAGTTAAACCTATTCTAGCAGGGGTTGATTCTCCACCTATGGCAGGAAAAGTAAAGGAAGTATTTATAGCTGTAAATGTATATTTATAAGTTACCTTATGAATATCTTCGAGTTTGACACATTCGTTGTTTCCATAGGAACTGGCATTGGATAGTTCCAACCCCACATAATTTTCCCCTGTTCCTGTAGGGGAGAGTGCTAACAATTCAGCCTTGGTAGGGCAGTCGTTACCTGTCTTACCAAGGCCTACTTTAGTTTTGACAGCACTCCATGTTGCTATCTCTCCCATATTAATCTACATCTTTAAGATTTCTGAGTTCTGAGATTTCAGCCTTCAAAGCCTTAATCTCATCGTAAAGAAGTTTGATACCTTCGATTGCCAGAGTAGACATCTTATGGTACTTAACTTGTTTTACCAATACGTATTCTTCACCGTCGATAACAACTGTTTCGAATTCCTCAGGATTAGGAACTGAATCCTTAGTTCTTGGGTCTTCTTCTACGTAGTTATTAAACCCAGCTGCTTCCAAACCTTGTGCAATGGTACCTTCATCTTCCTTACCATCCATGATAAAGGATTCTGTAGGTATACTGCAAATTTGTTCCAGAGTATGGGTTAACGGATTGATGTTAGATTTCAATCTTTCATCGGAAGACTCTTTCCAGAAACCAGAAGGAGCAGTAGTCTTAGCAAATACTACCTGGTCGGTAGTTGCCAATCCCAACTGGGTTCTAGTTACTGAATGAGGATTATCCTTTCTACCAGCATGGTTATTGATAGAAGTCTGAGCAGCAGTACCAGCAGCCTTAGCATCGGCAATAGCAGAAGCTTGAGCGGTAGATACTGGTTTGTTAGTATCTGAGGTATTATCAGCATTACCCAATCCAACCTGAGTTTTAGTAACTGCATGAGGATTAGATTTATTGGCAATGTGATTATTTACCTTAGTTTCTAATGCAGTTACATCTGAACCAGTATCGGCAATCAAATCGTCAACGTAAGTTTTCAATTCTGTACGAAGAGCATTGATAGCATTAGTTCTATTGGTAATCTCATTTGCCAACCCCTGTACCGTATTATCCAAGTTAGTCTTATCAGCTGCAGTCATTACACCTGCAGTAGTCTTAGTTGCTGCTGGTATGGTGACATTCACATCTGTACCTCTACTATATGAGCCCTCTTCGGTATTCTTTACCCATCTAAAATACTTTAATCCGAGATTATTCGTATTTTGGGTAACACCGTTTATTACCGTCATTATCTCCTGAGGTAAACTATTGATTAGTTTATCATGCTCATTATCTTTTGCAATACGAGCCTCTTGTTCATCCTCTATGGCTTTCGGTAGAGTTTGATTAAGTTTTATTACACTTTCTGCCTCCATCAAACCGGCTTCTTGAGTAGTGGCATTGGTTAGGGGAATAAGCATCCCCTCAGGCTGATCTATGTAATGACCCTGGTCATCTAAAGAAGAATAATTACACTGAATAATTATATTCCTCTTGTTTCTGTTAGCTATTGAAATATTACTGATTAAATTTCTAGGCATACTAGATACCACATCCTCAAGATGTTTACCTCTACTACCCTCGAAAGCAGTACCTGCAATTTCTCCAATAATAAGGGAAGAAGTGTTACTATCTACGAATTTAGTACCTGACCAACGGAATTGATAAGGGGGTTCCCCATTAGCAACATTAATGTATATCTTACCAGATTCTCCAGTTACCGGAGTTTGGTGACCTGCATCCGTATACAATTGAACATTAGTAAGACCTCCAGTGGGGCTTACATCATAGGTAGCATATACTTCAAGTACATCATCTACATATGAAGGCAAATGGTTAGCAGGTACTAACCCATTCCCATCCAATGGAGCAAAGCCATCAGCCTTACCCTTAGTTGCTACAAAGGCATCATGCTTAGCTTCTAGAGTGTTAATGTTATTCTGCAGTTTATTATCAAGGGCAGTGTCTGCCTCAGTTCTATCAGCAATCTCTTTATCAATCCTTGCACCCAATGCAGTATCAGCAGAAGTACGAGCAGTTGCTTCATCGTTTACAGCTTTAGTAAACTTGGTATCTAAAGCAGTATCTGCAGCTTTTCTATCAGCTACTTCTTGAGCAAGAGCGGCTTCTGATTTACCGTCCAAAGCTTCGATAGCATCTTTACGGTCCTGAACCTCTTGAGCAATAGCATTGGGTAATGTCTCATCCAGATTAACTTTATCTTGGGCGGTCATTACACCAGCTTTCTCTGTAGTAGCTGCTGGGATATAAGTAGTCTTATAATCTTCAGACTCATGAGTATAAATACCCTCTTCTTTTTTAGAAGAGAAATTATGAGTTAAAGTAACATGACTGCTTTGTTGACCTACCTCAACTGGTTTATCACCAGATAAGATAATAATATTATCTGGTATAGAATCAAACAGCTTCTTATCTGCTGCAGTTTGTACACCAGCTTTCTCTGCCGTGGATGATGGCAATGTGATAGGATTCTGTTCTACTGTACCATCTTCAACTACGGTCTTAGTAGCAGCAATGCCAACTGTAGTTTCATTTGGAGTTACTGCACCAAGAGCAAAGTTAGCCGTAGAGATTCTATCTAACTCAACCTTATCCTTAGCAGTCATCGTACCAGCCTTAGTAGCCGATACCTGAGGCAAATCGAAAGTTTCGGTAGTATCAGCATTCAAACCGTTATCCTTAGTTACGGTTACTGTTACCTTATTAGCATCAGAAGCTGCAGAGAGATCAGTTAAAGAATTTGGGTCTAACCCATCTAACTTAACCTTGTCTGCAGCAGACATAACTCCAGCAAGAGTTTGAGTTACCGGGAGTAAATTCTTGGTAGCTTCTACTTCTTCACCATATTGGTTATTTGCCTTATCCTTGGTTGAAGTCTTTACTTTGAAAGAAAGCTGAGTACCTGTTCGGGTTACAGTACTAACATCAGTAACCATGGTATCGGGCAAAGCATCAGAAGTACCTTCTTCAGCTACCAGTCTTTCTTCATGGTCATTGGTAATAGCAGTAAACTTATTATCCAATGCCGTATCGGCATCTGTTCTGTCCTGAATTTCTTTATCGATACGTTTACCTAAAGCGGTATCAGCAGCGATACGGGCAGCTTCTTCGGCATCAATATTATCCTGGAGAACTTTATCAGCAGCCTTTCTCTCTTCGCTTTCTGTTTTGAGGTCAGAAGAGTTCTGGTCAATCTTTGCTTCCAATCGAATATCCTCAGCTTTACGAGCAGCGATTTCGTTATTCAGCAAATCGGTGATTGCAGTATAGTTACCATTGATATTATCTTGAATACCCTGAATCAATTCAAGATTGCGTTGGATATTGGCAGCATTCTGAGTTACCAGAGCATTGGTAGCATTCAAGGAAGTTAACAGCTCCGTACGAGTTTCAGTTACGAAAGTTCTCAACTCATTTACCGTAGTAGTAAGAGTATTACTTAAGTTAGTGAAAGTCTGTTGCAGAGTATTATCTCCTTGTTCACGCAGATTCTTTTCAGCTTCGAGTTTGTTCTCCAACTCGGTAAGCTTAGCAGTCATAGTTGCTGCAAAGTTTGGGTCATCACCGAGAGCCTTAGCAATCTCAGCCAAAGTATCAAGTACTTCTGGAGCAGAGCCAATAATTTTTTGAATTGCTGCCTCTACTTGTTCAGCACTCTGAAAATCTGAATCGTTTAACAACTCAGAAACTTTAGTGATGTAGTTTGCATGTTCTTCGATGCCATCCAACTTGGCATACAGCAAGTCAGTGAAGTCATTTGAAGAAAGTACTTTGCCGTCTACCTTGTCTACCTTCTTTTCATCCATTGCCTGGTCTGCAGCAATTCGGTCTGCTTTTTCCTGGGCAATAGCATTATTAATAAGGGTATCTTGGTTAGCACGTTCTGTAGCTTCCTTATCGATGTTATTCTGTAACTCAGTATCACCAGCTAAGCGGTCATTCTTTTCGGTAAGGATATCTTTGTTGATCCCCGCCATATCATCTTTATGGTTCTGAAGGTTGGTATCAATTTTGGCCTCAAGAGAAGTCTCTTTGGCAATTGCTCGGTCTTTCTCTGCATTAATAGCAGTTGTATTGGCATTTACCTTTGCTTTTAATTCGTTCATAGCATCAGTATTACCTGCCTCTAGAGAATCAATACGAACTCCCAAAGCATTATCACCGGCAATACGATTTTCCTTTTCTTGTTCAAGCTTAGTGTTAAGATTAGCCACCTCAGATTCCAAAGCCTGCTTGGTATTATCCAACTTAGCAGTGAATTCGGTACTCAAAGCTTTATCAGCTGCAGTACGGTCTGCTACTTCCTTATCTAAGTTTACCTGAAGAACTTGGTCTGCAGCTTTTCTTTCTACACTCTCAGTATTAAGGTCAATATTGAGAGTATCGATACGAGAACTCAAAGCACTGTCGGCATTCGTACGGTCAACGATTTCTTCGTTAATCATATCCTTAACTTCCTTGTAGTTATCACCTACAGTCTTAGTTAAGTTTGTGATTGCCTCTGAATTTCTTTCTATATTATGTTGATTAGTAGCGATTGCCGTAGTATTGGCATTTACCTGCTCAGTAAGCTCATTACGCAAAGTATTGATAGACTCTTGCATACTCAAAGCCAAGTCTGAGATACGCTGGTTAACGTTAGCCAGACTTTGAGTATAAGCTTCATCAGCAGTCTTTCTTTCGGCAATCTCCTTATCCAAGTTAGCCTGAATTACTGCATCGGCATCTTTACGGTCTTGGATTTCCTTATTAAGGTTATCTCTTACAACTCCGAGTGCAGCATCTCCAGTAGCAGACTTATTGTCTACGTATTCTTTCAGTTTAGTTTCGAGAGCAGTGTCAGCATCCTTACGAGCTTGAACTTCAGCAGCTACTTCAGCACTGTTTGCCTCGTCTCCTGCAATACGGTCTTCGATTTCTTGGTTAACCTGTTCTGTGATTGCAGCCAACTTCTTAGTGATAGTAGTTGCAAAGTTAGGGTCATTCCCAAGGGCATCGGCAATTTCCTTAAGAGTATCAAGTACTTCGGGTGCTGAACCAATAATCTTTTGGATAGCAGCATTTACTTCCTCTTCGGTTTGGAAACCGGCATCATTGATAAGCTGGGAGAGATGGGTAATATAATTTGCCTTCTCTTCGATTCCATCAAGTTTAGCTTTGAGGATATCAGTAAAGTCATTCTTGGTCAAAGAATAACCTTCACGTTTATCTACCTTCTTAGTATCAAGGTCTTTATCACCCTTTTCTCTAGCAGCAGCCTCGGCAGCAATAGCATTAAGCAATTGTTCTTTGTCTTCTACACCCTGATCTTTTATATCCTCGATTTTGTGTTCGAGAACTAAATCCTGAGCAGCACGAGTAGTGGCCTCTGAATCTATATTGTTCTGTAATACCTGGTCTGCAGCAGTACGTGCTTGAGCTTCCTGGTCAATCTTACCTTGAAGAGCATTGTCTGCATTAGTACGGTCTGTTACCTCTTTAGAGATTTCGTTGTGAAGAACTTGGTCCTCAGAATGACGGTCTACCTTCTCTTGGTCAATCTTACCCTGAAGAGCTAAAGTATCAGCCTGGCGATTAGTGATTTCCTCGTTAATCTTAGAATCCAGTACAGTATCTGCATTTGTACGATTTGCAGTTTCTTCAGCAATCTTTGCCTCGAGTGCGGCCTTATCATTGATATGGAGAGTCTTAAGGTTATTTACACTTTCCTTAATCTCATTATCGGCAGCGATACGTTCATCTTTTTCCTTTTGAATAAGGTCCTTGAGTTCTTTCTCAAGTTCACCATTATCTTGATTTACCTTATCTTCAAGGTCTTTGATGTCTTCAGCATTCTTATCTACCTTCTTCTCAACTCGGTCGATTTCAGCTTTTAAGTCTGCCTTAACGGTATCAATCTTCTTATTGATTTGGTCTAACCCATATTCTAGGTTATCCTGAACTGCAGCTACTTCAGCACCCAGAGCAGCTTCGGCTTCCTTAGCACGATTAACCTCTTCGGTTAAAGCAGTACGAAGGTCGGTTAATTTATTAGTGATAGTAGTTGCAAAGTTGGGGTCATTACCCAATGCTTCTGCCAACTCTTTAAGAGTATCAAGGGCATCATCAGCACCATCAACCAAATCACTAATCATCTGTTTAACTTCTTCCTCAGTTTGATATTTCAAATCATTCTCAAGCTGAGAAACTTTAGTGATATAATTTGCATGTTCTTCGATGCCATCAAGTTTAGCCTTCAACTCATCTGTAAAATCATTTTTCGATAAGTCGTATCCTTCTTTCTTATCTACCTTATTCTTGATAGAAAGTACGAAGGCCCAGAACTCATTTATGGTTCCTCCAAAGCCAGCTTTAACAAAGTCATCATAGTAACCCTGTAATAATCGCTGGTCTATTTCTTCGCAGGTATAATACTTACTTACATACATATTTTATAAAATTTAAGGATTAATTACTGAACGTTGACGACCCAGTAAGAATTCCGAATCTATATCCCTGAATGGTTCTCCCTCTGAACCACAGAAGGCATTCATTGGTATATTCGGATTTTCTGGATCTACATCTCCACCGTCTTCTATATCCCCCCGTATGCAAGCATAATCGGGAAGCTTATTTACACGGAATTTCATTACCTGGCCTATACCAGGATGAGGTATTATTTTATCCCAGATATCACCGAAGTAATCTTGAAAGCAGGTGACAAATTTGTTTCCGGTCATCGATTGAAATGCCGTTACATCGTTGCCATTACCTTTCATTTCAATATGAACTCCAGATGTACCATTAAGGATAACCAGATTACTATCAAACCAGATTCCACTGGAGGTAGTAATTGGGGTCCACCTCAGTACTAACATCTTTGCCATACACTTAATGTTTTATTCTACAAATTCAATTTTGGTATCTCGGTCTCTCTTTAGGATAACCATGAAAACTAGAGCCTCATCCTTTGCCTGAGCAGTTTGAGTGTCACCGGATGGTTTATACGTTATACCATTGATTACGAACCTATCTTGTTCCCAATTAAAATCCCAATATCCCTCAGAGGTAAGATAACCAATCTGTTCTATATAAGATTTAGAAATTAGTATTGATAAGTTTTCATCGTCCAATTCTCCAGTTACTGTAGCCTTATTAATTGGCCAGTTTCTGAAAGCATTGTAGTAACATAATGCCTCGATTTGGATATTGTAATACTTGGGTATACTATCTTCGGCATGACTGAGAAGTTGGTTAACATTTTTTGCCCAAGTTATGGTTTGTCTACCAGCATCCCAATCCAAGAAATCGGTGATAATTTTCTTATACCTATCCCAAGAGCGGTTCTTTACCATTCTCCATGGTTCTTTTGTCATAGTTTAGTTAAAATTGAGTCATTACCACCCTTTACTGGTGCACTTGGGTTAGGCCCATCTAATATACCAGGTTTTCTTCGGTTAACTACCCTTGGTGTTACAGTTCTGAATACTTCATCGCAGAACGGTAAGTAGATTTCTAACCGTGAAGCTAACATACAAAGGTTCTTTCTTAATTCATCTATTAATCCACCCGGTTGCATTGCTTGAGAAAGTGTTTTCCATAGGGAACTTGTAGCATCTGCCAAGGTATCATAATATTGCACTTCAGTAGGCCCAGTAGTGATTTGTTTAATTCTATCACCTCGGGCAAGTTCTGGTTTAGAGGTACCATCACCGGTTTGTTCTTTGGTAGAAGTTAATTGACTTAAATATTCAGAAGTACTCGTTAATAAGTTAAGTATCTTCACATTAAGAAAATCCCATGCTGCCAATTCCATTATTAATTGGTTTTCTAGTGCTTCATACCATAATTCGTCAGTATATTTATCTGGTGGAATTGTATGATTTACTAGAGGTCCAATATAATATTGCCACTTGGTGATGTAAATGGATTTATCCTCTCGTGTCATACCATCGGAGATTTCTGATGGAATATAATGGTCAATTAAATTATATATTGTATCGGCTAATGCCGTATGCCCATAATCACAAACTACCAGAGTCTTATCTACGGTGATATCTAAACCATTCGAGTTAGTTACATGTAGGGTAACTGTATAAAAACCGGGAGTTTCATAAGAATAGGAAACATGTCTTCCACCATTGAAAACCTCTCCCTTATCATCGCCAAAGTCCCAGTCAAAAATAGATTTGGCCGGGACTTTGGATATGACTCTGAATGAAACTTCCAGACCTGACGTAACGTACAAAAAGTCTAGATTGTCTTTCATATTAGTCTGTCTTATGTAATTTTCATATATTAACCTTTAGAAGAAGATTCAAATTCTTCCAGCAAAGCCTGGAGAAGTGTTTCTACTGTATCATCTTTCTCGGCAACGATTTCATGTAAACCAGCTACCAGCTTCAGTTCTTCAAGAGAATATCCCTTTGAAAGCTTTTCCAAAGTCATGCCCTTTTTAAACTGGGCATTTAACCTCTTGTCCAACTTTTCGATGTCAGCCTCAGAATACTTTTCGATTTCCGATTTATCAGCAATGATAATCAGATGACCCGAAGCAACAGCCTTCTGAATTTTCGGTGTACGGAATTGACGACGAGTGAGTTCTTTTTCTTCTCCTCTACAAATGGTAATACCAGTTGATTGGTCATGAAAACTGTAAGCTCTTGGTCCCACAGTTAATGTGTATTTATTATCTTTAGCCATATTTCCTAAGATTAAAATAAAAGTTGATTAAAGAGGGGGATGGGTCTTTTTAGTTACCCACCCTCTCTGGGAATTTATATAGATGAAACCGGACGTTCTTATTCAAGATTAACCATCAGGTAAGGATCTACGTTCATGAATTCTGGGAATCCGAATTCGGAGAACTTCTTATCTGCAGCCAGCAACAGAGTTGCATCCTGGTACATCTTAGAGAAGCCAGTAGTCAAGCTTGCATAAACAGCCTCGGTTTGGTTAGAAACGATTCTTTCAGATTCCAACATCAATTGACGAGCGGTAAGCTTAATCAAGGCAGCCGATGTATCAATCAACAGCAACTGCTGGTCAGGAGTACCCGGGTGAATATAGAAGTCAGCATTCTTGGGAACCGGAGACTTCACATTCAGTGTAGCTTCAGTTGTACCAGAATGACGATCTTTGAATTCTGGCAAGTTCAACATTTCAATTGCCTGATCTTCACCACCAATCATAGTAGTAAAGTTACGTCCCATACGAGCAGCACGAACCCAAATATGCAATAGATCCTTGTAAGTAATGCCATTGTTTGTTTCGTATACACCAATTACTGGGGCAGACTCAGAGCCATCAGGGTTGTTACCATTGATAGCCACGTCCATAGCCAAAGTATCCAAAGCATAACCCAACTGAACACCAAAGTCACGAAGATAGATCCCCAAGACATCGAGTGAAACATAGTTACGAACTTCATCAGTAAGTTTGAAACCCTTTCCGATTTTGAAGAGGCTAACTGATTTTTGTCCGAAGCTAACATCACCCAAGGGAATAGTTTCTGCTTCGTTAACCTTTGCAGGAGCAGCATCCGACATATTAACCATCGGCATAATTGCTTGCAATCCGTTAATGGATTGGTCTGAAGCGATGATGTTCGGATAGAACGGTGCTTGACGCATGCCCAGAGTGATAGCAGCACGGATAATCTCCGGAACAATCCAACGGATATTCTGCTGAGGCATAGTAAAGATGTTCTGCATGGTATCAACCTTTGGATTGATGCCCACCTTTTCGAAGAGTTCATCCTGTGAAATTCCCCATTTACCTGTAACCAATTCTTCAAAGGTTACTTCTACAGGCTTCTTATCCTGTGAACCGGAACGAACAGCTTCCAAGCTTCTTACCATTTCCGGCAGCTCATTCATAAAATCCTGAGCCTTCATTTTTGTAATATCAATCTTATTTTCCATAACTTTCTTTTCTCTTATTTAATGAGTACTTGGATTACCTCATTTGCCTCTTCTGCAGGATTGAGGGCAATGAACGGAGTTGAAATACCTTGATTAGCCTTAACGAAACGGTCGTTAAGCAATGCTCCATCGGGAGTTACATAGCCAGCTTCGATAGTTTCGTTTGATACCCAGTTACAAATCATATAACCTTCTACAGCCACGGTTACTTCTACTGGGAAGTTTCTTTGAGGCTGATAAGCCGGGTTAACGTTATCCGTTACTGCCACACCCAAGTAAACTTGAGTAGACGGGTCAGTACAAGGGTAGATCAAACCGTCTTCATTTAAAGCTACCGGCATACCTTGTACAATTTTCTCTCCAGCTTTAACATTGAAAGCCTGATGCAATTTGTGGGATTCACTCTTGTAAATCACCGCTCTTGGAGTTCTTTCCCCAAAGAGAGTAAGTTGCTGAGGATCGTTTACGATTTTCGTTGTTTCCATAATGCGGATATTTATATAATAACTTATTTAATTTTGTTTCGATACAAATTATCGATCACATTCTTAGTACTCGGTAATTCGGAATTCTTGGTTGTGTCTGCACCGTCGGTAGTTTTTTTACCTTGAGTATCATCTTCAGTAACTGAAGAAGCACGGTTAACATCCTTAGAACCACACTTAGAGCAGGTGAGAGGGAACTTCTCTTCCAAGCGAGCTTGGTAATCCTTAGTCAAGGAAACAAGAGTAGTAATACCAGTTGTTTCTGCATTAAGCATTGTAACAATGGTTTCATCAGCATTATCACCCATCAACTTTTTGTAGGTTGCTACTGCATCTTCACGAAGAGAAGCAATATGATTCTTTCCTACAGTTGCCATCTCTTTCAGATTAGCCACTTCTGCATTCAGGTTAGTAACCTGTTCCGTAAGAGAATTTTTCTCTGTAGTAAGGTTATCTACTGAAGTTTGCAGTTCATTTCTGGATGATACCAAACTTTGAATGCAGGCAACTACTGTTTCCTGATTCATTTCTTTACCTTCCTCAAGGGTAAGCAGATTATCCCCGAAGAGGCTCTCTAGAAATTTTTGTAATTCGTTCATACTATTTTTTTCGTTTGATTGATTATCCTTGGCATCATTATCATTAAAAGAACCTTGAGTATCGTCCTTTTCTTGATAAGAAGTTAGGTCAGATTTATAATCGGTAAAGAAGTATTGCTTCGATTTATCGTCTCTGTATTCTTCATAAGATGCCCAAGTTCTTTTAGCAAAGGTAGGATTAATAATCTTACCATCAGAACCGATTTTTTGAGCAAAAGAATCAGCTCCATGAGATACCAATGAAGTCTCCAGGTAACGAACTATCTCAGTAACCATTCTACGTACCATCACTCCCTTAGAATCATAGGTACCGAGTTTCTGATAGAATTCGTTATCCTCCATTTGAGGATGTGATTTATCCCACTTGAATTGTACTGTGACCGAGTTACTGTGAATTGAGGGTGGTTCCATAAGTATACCTCTAGCAATCCTTGGATTGGCTTTACCATCAATTTTCAGAATACCGTTGATACCTGCAGGTATAGTGAAGCTTCCATCTTTGTAAGACTCTTGCCACATTACCTGAGATACAGCACCAATAGCATTACCTATGTTAGTTTCATGGTCACAGTTTACTGTTTGACCAAGTAACATTTTCATAGAAGCTTTCAATACTCCATTTTGACCAAAGTCTGTAGGATTCCAATTCTTAGATACAATCGTTTCCGAAAGTAATCTGAACATAGGTTCAATGAACTCTTCATCCTTAGGAGTTAATTCCGATTTATCCAGGTTAGGATAATAGGTATTATAATCTATATCCCCTCCCCAAAATCCAAATTGAGCAATGGAGTCCGGTGTAGGATTCTTCCATTTATAGTAATTCTCTGAGAAAGTCTGGGCTCCCACTGCTTCTGGTATATAACCAGCCATAATGGTATGGCCTTGACCTATCACCATAGAATCAAGATGCTCTTTGTTTTTCTTTGTAAATTTACTCATCTTGCTTTAGTATTTTGGTCTCCTCGAGAAGGAGCCGGGTTATTCTTATCTCTTGACCTACGAGCAGATTGGTTTTTATCATCCTGCCTTTGTTTCTTTTTAGTTCCCTCTTGAGGATCTGAATTACCACCTTTAGCAAATTGATCTTCCAATGAAACTCTTGGTTCTTTCTCATCCGGGGAATCATAGCCCATTGCCCAAGCATACTGTTCTTGGCTAATAATACCAGCCTTATACAGTAAGTCAAGGTTCTGTATCTTATACTGAAGACCCTGTTGGATTTTAACTTCATCAGAAACTGTAGAAGTTCCCCAATCAATCTTCATTCCCTTATTATTAAATCCTGCCAGACGCAGTTCTAGAGAATAAAGTCGATCTAATACATAAGCTACAAGCATTTGGATATTTTTTAACTGGCTAATCATCTTAGACAGCATTATACCCGTTGCCCCTTCACCAGTAGTAGCAGATACTCCAATGATAGAGCCATTAACTCCCAAACCATTAGCCACGGATTGTTGATTCATATTCCAAGGCTTTTCGATATTACCAAGTTCTTTGGTAGTAGAGTTGAGTTTAAATTCGTGGTCATCAATATAACCCGCAACAACCCCATCCTTCATGCCATCCTTAACATTACGTTTTAAAAGATTGAGCTCTCGGTTTAGTCTAGATTCGTAGGCATTTATACTTTCGTTAGCCCTTTGAGGGGATTTCTGCATTTTAGCTTCAAGAAAACCCACCATACCACAAATCTCCATTATATGTTTGAAATTAATCTTCATATCATTTTGACCCTTGAGAGAATCTAGGGCAGGCATAAAGGGAGGAACTCCATATGGTTCATCTGTATCATTGAACATACCAACATAGAAATAAGTTTCTGGGTTAAGCTTAATGTAATCTTGTTGCTTGTTCCAGTAATTATGATTCTTTTGGTAAGGAGCATACACCCCATTTAATTCCCGTTTAAACTTGATATATTCTGGTTTAAGAAATAATACTGTAGCCAAACCATCTAGTTTATCATTGGGAACTCCCTCTACAGATATTGCTCCACTTACAAGAAGTTGAACAATCATTTTGTTAACTAAACCATCTATACCGGCAGTATATCTGGTCCATCCTTTGGTTGCTTTTTTAAGATGGTCTCTCATCTTAGAAGCCTCTTCATCGGTATTGTTTGGAAAGGTTACTGTATGACTGGTGTTAGCTAACTTAAACATATCTTGCAATGCAATGCCCATATCCGGATTTACTTTATATAAATCTCGGATTAAAGGTATTACATCAACACGAAAAGAGGGCTCGACTAATTTAGTCAACCCCTGTAATGATGTGATTAAGTTATCGCTATCATCGTCAACTGAAACTCTACCAGGTGATATTGGAGTGGTAGGCTTTTGCTCTTTATTAGAGGAGGTACCATCTTTGGGAGGGTCCTTCTTACGTCCCCAAACCCAACTAAAATTGAAGTACTTTTTCATCTTGGTTGTACGATTACGTTAGTTTTTCCTTTCCTTATGTGATTACATATTGCTTTTCCAAAGATATCATCATCGGCATATACGTCTCCTTCAAGGTCTACATCTACAGCTGAATTGTTAGCCCTATGTTTACCCATTGCAACAGGTCTACCTAAACCATCATAGATGAAAGTATAAGCTTCTTGTACAAAGAATGGATCCTTAATGATTACGTGATCTAATCGAATATCTTCTTCCAAGTTTTCTATTATCACTGAACGATTCTTTTGGGTGGTTAACCAACCAGGGGATTTATCCATTTCAGGTCTACTTTTACCTTTTTTCTTCAGCATCTTCTGGTAGTAGTAAAGGTTAGGGTAGCCTTCGTCTTGAAGCTTAGAAGTTACTGATAAACCAACGTCATTGGATTCTGGAGCTATTACTGCCCAGTTAAACAACTTCCCAGTATCACCAAGTAACTTAGCATAAGCTCCCACTGCCATTCTTCCCTTATATACTACTTGTTCTTCTCCTAGCTTATCCATACAAGTGAATGAGGAATAGTCAGAAGCTCTACCAGTTGCAACGTCAGCACCAATGAAATATTCTTTGTCAGATTCTGGTTCACAGAATTGCCTGTATTGACCATTGAATCTTTTCTTTATTACTGGATAATCACTAAGGCAGTCTTCGATAGCCTTAATATCAGCTAAATCGAAGACTGTATTACCAGATGATAAGAAGTCACCATCAATTTCTTGTGCAGTTCGTTTTGCTCCCAAAGCAGAAGACATTTGGTTATACCAATTGATATCTCGTTCTGGGTGCATTTGCCAGTATAATCGAATTGGGTTAAAAGGATTACCTCCTGCAATGGCATCTACCCAAGTTGAGTGATAGAAATTACCAACTCCATAGGGAGTGGAATTGACGATGGCAGCTCCACCAGTGGAAAGAGTAGGGAATGCAGCAGCCCAAATTTGAGCAGCCCATCTTACTACTGCTGCCTCGTCAATTACCAGAAGAGAAAGGGATTCCGAACGACCGGCTTCGGATGATGTCGGAATTGATTCAATAAATGACCCATTATCAAATTCTATCATGGAAGCAGAACCGTATTCTCCAGCTCTACCATTGATTATGGGAGTTTGAAGGTACCATGGAAGATTCTTGTACATGAACTTAATCTTCTTAAGCACCTTCTTAGCAGTTGTGTCTTTGATAGAGATAATGTTTATCTTTTTGTTGGGATGGTACATCGCCAACCAAAGACAGTACATTGAAATAAGTTCTGTAATTCCTGCCTGACGGAATTTGAGAATGATATTGAATCGTTGGGCAATGAAATTGTAGAGAACTGATTTCTGAAATGGGTATAAATCGAATCTTACCTTTCCTCTTACTGGATGTATCACATAGCAAAAAAGGCTAAAAAAGAAAACATCACTAGAAACTCGGGATAGGTTTGATAGCTCTTCCCGAGTTAAAGTAGTTCTAGTTTCTGAGATAGTCTTTGCCATTACTTAAAAGTTATATGTTATTTGAAATTCGATGTCAGTACCCATCCCTGATTTTATCTTCGGATAGTAAAAGGTATTGACTCCGAGTTTGTAATTAAATCTCTTAGTCTTGATTGAAAGACCAGCTCCCATATCGAAGAGATTATTGAAAGGTCTGTATTTGCCATATACGTATGGACTAAGTGATAACCTTGCAACTTTCTTTCGAGTTAATTGACCTTCATACCAGTTGTAGTTGTACTTATCTAAGTCGATTGGGAATAGTCTAGTTGAATAAGTGTTAGTCTCCTTATTGAACAGACTTAAGTTCAACTTATCTTTCTTCAAAACAATTTGAACCAGGGAATCTTGGTTACTGATAACTGGCTGCCTTAGTATGGAATCAGGAAAGAGAGTTGGCTGCTTATTATCATGAACTAAGATTTTACCTGGTTCAACTTTTTCTGAGTACTTCTTCTCTGGTTTGAAGGGTTTCTCTGTATATACTGTATCTGGGATTTCATTGACCGCTAGTTCCAGGGAATCAACCTCTCGAGAAAGTTTGTAATTCCTGAAGCAAAGGTAAATAGTAAATCCTAGAAGTACAATGAACAAGGCCTTCTTTAAATTCTTCATTGTAATTTCGCTTTTAGTGAAACTCTGGTACTCACTCGTTTCCTTGTTTTCCCTTAACAATCCCTTTCTTACCTTCAGAGTTGATTTATGATTTATAGGATTATATCTTTCTTCTTTACCAGAAAGCACTTTCCTAAAAAAGAAAAACTTAATAAAAAGAAAAAAGGGTTTTCAAACAGCTCAATTTAGCTCAGTTTTGATGAGTCAATTTTCTTGAGGCATTTTTTGAACCAAATCCCTACCTCATAAACCGAGCCCTTGGCAATTGTGTACCTTGCCTTGTTAAGCCAGTAATGGTAATCCTTAAAATCACCCTCGAAGGTATCACCATTTTTGTGAAGGTAAATTTCGAATTTCTTTGGGAATCCCATAATTGCCTTGAAGTCTTCGATTCCCAAAGGATACCCATCAGGTCTGAATTGCCTATCTGCAGGTCTAAGAGTTAAGGGAGGTTTATCATACTCTAATCTGTATACTCCCGGGAGAGTACTCATCTTTGCCGTTTTGATAGGCCATTTCTTCTCATCTTTGAAATCTCTAACCCAAAGTCGATGTATCTTTGCTACTGTGAGATTCTTCTTCTCTGGAAGCTTTTGATAATCATACATTGCCAGAGTTTTACTCATAAACGGAATCTGGTTAGTATTATTTTTCTGAGAGAATGTGAGTGGTTTAAGTAGATTTCTAGTAGTTGTTGGAGTTTTTACTTGAAATACTTCATCAAAAGCATTCAAGTATTTCTTACCAGTCTTTTTATGTACTCCAATGATGAGTAATCGCTTCCTTGACTCCTGTGAGTTTCCGTAATCTAAAACTGACCTTTCGTGAAAAATTAATTTATAGTCTTTGAATGTTTCCTCAAAGAAATCCTTGGGAAGCAGTGTTAGCAGTCTTGGTAGATTTTCTATAAGAAATATCTTAGGTTTATACTTGAGTATTGATGCAATTACTAGATTGAGACTACGATTATCCTTTGGATTGCCAAATTCTTTTACTTTAGATAACCTCATTACTGAAGATGCGCCACAATCCGGGCTTGATATAACTATGTCTACTTTCTCATCGAATTCTTGCAAACAAAATCCCTTATAGAAGGGTATATCACCAAAATTTAACTTCCATTGTTCTTCATCTGGAGTATGGAATACTCCTCTTATTTCTATATTCCCTAGCAAATTTTCCCTAAAAGGGAACAGGAGTGCACCCTGTCCAGCGCACACTCCCAATACCCTTAACTTTTTCATTTCTTGTAACTTCTCAATTTAATGTACTTAATCCAAGCAAATGGCTTACGGTCTTCAAGATAACTCAGATTCTTATCATTATTGTGAGCTTCTTCTTCGAAACTTACATCATGATACCTTTCGTTCTGTTTATCCCACTTGGCAAAGCATAGGATGATTATGTATTCGAGGATATACCAAAGGTAGAAGAATCCAAAAGTCAGAGCTACTACCCACCAAAAGGATATACCAAATGATAACCAGAGTATGATACCGAGTACCAAGCCCACTATACTACACTCAATCTGCTGTATCTGATGAATACACTCATGATTGATATCATCAGGTTTACACTCTTCTACTTTGTGTTTGAAGAATGAGTTATACACCAGAGTAATTGCTTTGTAACTGGGGAAAAGGAATACCTTTGCTACAAAGCTGTTAAAATGACATCTTTTCATAATTTACCTTTAAAGTTTTCGTAAGCATTTCTTAGTTTTTGGTCGTAGGCATTCTGGGCATACCCGGGACCATTGTACTTCTTAGCGAAACCTGCCCAGTCCTTTTCTTTGAGATTCTTCAAACAACCAGAGTTATTCATGAAATAATACATGAGTTCCAATTGTTTCTCATGAGATTCAGACATCTTGTGAACAAATTCGAAGACATCTTTACATCCACAAAGGTGGTGATTGAATCCACAGATTTGGAACATTCCCCAACTTGCAGACTTTAATGCACATTCTTCATCAATTTCCTTGGCTAATTCGAGCCTTTTGTACTCATGAATACCGCCAAGATACTTAGATTTATCCCATTTTGGATAAAATACTGTAGAAAATTTCTTACAAAGATACCCCAAATCTCTTTCAGGGAACTTTTTATGAAACTCTTTGTACATAATGTGACCCTCAAAGAGAATTTGAGGCCTACCGTCAGCTAAAAACCCGTCTCTACCGGCAGCTTCCACCAATTGGACAGCTTTCAATAGGGCAGGTTCTAAACCTAAGCGAATAGCAAGGTCTTTAATCATTTCATTTGTTAGTTTATCCATAACTTATCAGTTTTAATGGTTCAATTTTAGTAACAAAAGTATTGCTTATAACCCATTTTCAATATGTTTAGAGGTTCTATTATCATATATAACTTATAAAATAATGCAATATGGACAAGAAAAACGAGTGCCGTATATGTGGCAAGCCGATTAATTTAGAGGAATTTGATGAAACTCGAGAAATCCCTCAACTTATGGCAAGAAAACAAGTTTGTTTTAAATGTGCTTTTTGGTTTAATCGATTAGCTTATGATAAAGAACTTGAAAAAGAGAAGAAAATTGCGGTAATTACTCCAGATTATTCTCACTGGGTAACTAAAATTCCCGGAAATATTTTAATGGTGCCCTCGGCTTTTGGGGGAATTTACCAAACTAAACTCCAACCAGTCAACACTCTTGGTGTTATAGATGAAGACCGAGAGAAGCTTTTCATTATCCGTTATAATAACATCACTCACCAAGGCACTATACCAGAACATCTAAGAGATGCTTTTAAAGTAAACGGAGTAATTCTATCTCCACAGGAATACAAAATGCTAGAGGATTACCGGGGCAATGCCTATGAATTTATAAAAAATAAAATAGATAATGCAATAAATAAAGAATAATTTCGTATATTTGCATAAAGAAAATTTCTAAATAAAATAGATATGAAAAAAGAAAAGAAAGAAGCTAAAAAGCTCAAAGAAGGGGATGAAGTTATCTTCGTATTATCAGGAAGACCCATCACAGAGAAAGTAACAGTAGAATCCATCGATAAGAAAGGTGGATTTGCAATGCTCAGTAACCGGGTAAAAGTTGCAAGAACCCTGGGTCCTGATGATACATATCCAAGGTTGGATGGGCAAAAAGGAGATGTTCTTCCTCTCACAGAAGAACATGAGAAAGCCTACCTTGCATATAAGGCTTATTTCTCGATTAAGAGAAACATAGAGTTCCTTGACAAGGAAATGAAAAGTATGAAAGATACCGATGCTTTCGATATGATGATTGATTTTGATAAGAAGCTTACCAAGATTATTAACAAATACCTCAAAGAACAATGACTACTGTATTAGCAATAATTTATTTGGTATGCTTACCGTTCACTGTATTTTTTGTAAGGGCTTGCTTGGATTATTTACCCTATACTCACAAAATACACTCTCTCGTTTTATTCATCTCGGTATGGATAGTATTACCTCTATTTCCGATTTATCTATTAATCAGATACATAAAATACAAATTACTATGAGATACTTTTTTGACAGAGATGGTAATTATGCTGGGTCATCAATGCAAGGGTGGGAGATTCTTCTCCTACTCTTGTTCCCAGTTGCTCTAATAATCTTCCTCGTATTCTTACCTTTCTATGTATTTCATAAATACAGTTCTAGAGAAGAGGATAAAAAATACGAGGAAGAACATCCAGAAATACTAAAAGTAGATTCTTATATTACCTGCTGGTATCCCTGGCATAGATATTCTGTTGCATATACACTGGCTCTTATATTCTGGGTAATTGCTTTTATAATTGGGATATTATCTTAATCTCAATATAAGTCTTAGGTTGGATCTCCCCCCCCCCTAATTTAAGAACTTTATTTTCCATAATGTTTTTAGATTGATACTGTTCCTCCTGCACTTGGTACTATAAATGACCCCTCTAATATCCAGGTGCTACCTGGTTTAGTATATACACTTACTTTATCTCCAGTAGTACATTCTATTCGAGAACCAGGTTCTGAGTTATTGGCATAGAATGGAATATTCATAGTAGTAGTACCAGTTGCTGAGAGACCTTGTAGATACACCTGACCTGAAGATGATGTATTCTGTGGCCTAGCTCCCCTGCCAAAGAGATAGTAGCCTGTATCTGTGGGCAATCCAGAGAGAGTGAATGTTGAAGCCTTTGGTGGCTCCTGAGTTACTGTTAGATTGATTTGGTTATTAGACCCATCTTGGGTAAATGTCAGAGTAGTAGACCTTTGGGACCTAGTATTTTCTGAATAGTTAATTTTTACATCTAAGTAACCATCTCCAACGGTAACTCCTCCCCAAGTAGCCCAAATTACGGAGGCTGAGCCCAAAGTACAAGAGGGTGTAGAGGTTGAAACTAATTTGCCATTTACCAGTTTCCTTTTGAGGGAAGTGATAAGGTAGGTTACAGTACCACCTTTTGAAGATACAGTATCTGTACCTGTATCTGTAATTTCACGTGCTAGTTTGAATAATGTTTTTTCTTCCATATCTTTATAAGTTTTTGGTTTATAGAAAGAACTTTGATATCGCCAATACCAAAGGGATAAGTGAAGGGTAGGTATTTGTGGGATATTTGGTCTCTGGCTTTTTGTGTGTGGTTGTGGGCATGTGGGATATCTGGGCATGCCCTTAATACGAAGAGTGATTTTTGTGGGGTACTAAAATATGTAATTTGCCTTCAAGGTACCCCTTAATGCGAAAGCTTCGAAAGTTGTGGTACTAAAATGAGTATTTGCCTTCAAGGTACCCCTTAATGCGAAAGCCTAAAATTTCCTGGTACTAAAAGGGGAGTACGGTTCCCTTAAATTTAACATTTGAAAATAAAAAGTAAGGGACAAACATTTTTATTTGTCCCTTTGCTTTCTTTTTAGTCCTCAAAAGTTTCGTTATTGTCTTTCAAAATTTCTTTTATGTCTTTATAGCATTGAATAACTAAATAAATTATTCCAACAAATAAAAATATATTTAATATCATAACTTTTATTTTTAAGTGAGTAGGGAAATATTTCCCCTACTTTAATTTTGTTTTACTTCAAAGATTTTTTTACTACTTCAAGACCTTTTATTAAAATTTCTTTCTTTTCTTCTTTTGTATTTTCGCTTGCAATCGAAGAAAAAGAAAAATCATTTAAAACATAAACTTGTTTATAAAAGTCTATAAAGCCCTCAATTAGTTTTTTATCTGCATTGTTTGCAATCGTAGAAAGAAAGTTAAAAGTTACATTTCTGAACTTTTTTCGCAAAGATTTGATTTGCTTTTCGTTTGCTCCCAAAAACAGTTCTTTTTTATAGATTTCTGTTTTTGTTCCTAAAGATGTTTTAAAAAGTCCTTGATTTTTTTCTTTTACAGACTTTAAAACATCTAAAGCAATTAAACTATTTGCTTTACTGTTTGCTACTGCTTTTTCTACATTCACTTTGTTAATTTGATTTTTCATAATAAAAACGCTTGAATATTTTATTATTATTATTTTATAACCTTTTTGATAGATACCCAAGACTTATTAAACTATCTAATAAGGTTTGTTTCATTTCTGTATTGCAAATATACGAACTATTTTTTAATTAGCAAAATTTTTAAAGAAATAATTTCTTAAAAAGTTTTAATTAAAAATTCATTCAAATATCGCTTTATCTTTTCGACATTGCAAAGATACGGACTTTATTTTAATCTACAAACATTTTCAAGAAAATTTTTTGAGAAAATGAATATTTTTATTTTCAAAATTATTTTTGTGAAAAATCTATAAATTCAAAAAATTTATTGCACCCTAAAAAGGACTCAATTTTTGCACTTAATTTTGGGGGTTCACAAGGGGAATCTTCGCACGCCTTGTAGTGGGCATATATGATATGTATATGGATATTCCTATATGGCCTATGCCTGTCCTCTAGGAAGTGTGTTATATACCTGTATATTGAAGGCCATTAATGGACTAAGGTGATAAAGAATTAAGGCCCATTAGCTATATCCCTATTATTGCCCTCTATAAACCTATTAGGTCCTAATTCAATAAGGCCATATAGGGACTATGGTAAGCCTATAGAGATTAGGATAGCCTATAAGGGCTTACTAAGTTAGCGTAAGTAAAAACCCAGGTACCTAAGTTAGGCCTGGGTTAATTGGTTAGTATTCGCAAAATTCTCGTTCAAGGTATATATTGAGATCCTTGAAAAGTTTTATACCGGGTATAGGACCATCATTTTTGTTCCAAATCTCAAATTCGATAAATTGGGTCTCATAGCCTTCTATATCTGAAATAGAGAGAAGATAGTTCTGGCTTGGGTCAAATTCTTCAAGGAAAACTTCGATAGTAGCCTTAATCCTAATAGGGTGAGTATTAGTAATGCCTTTAATGATGTTAGTTAATCGGTTTGATAATTCTTCTGTGTTCATAGGTAATGGGTTTTAAGTGATTATTATTTTATTTTCTTACTGCAAATATAAATATAATATATTATATATGCAATAACCCTAATTGCCTTCGTAGGTTATTAAAGGCCTTGAATTATATTTGCCTTAGTCCTTGAGGCCATGAATGGAGATTGCCATTTACCTTCCCTACCTATAACTAATATTATATAATACCTAATGGTTCTTGGTAATCAAGGTACCTCTAAATCACAAAATTGTCCTAGAATACAAAAGTTAATGCTAATATAAATACTAAGCAAATAAATTACAGAGTTACTAGGAATATTACCTAAATATGCCCCTTGAAGGCCTTAAATCCTATAAACCTTTTAGCCCTAAAACCTAATATCCTATTTACCTAATCCCCAACCCAATACTTATTATATAATACATAATATAATAACTTGGTGAAGGTAATCAAGGTAAATTGTGATGGCCATTAATCGACGATGTACTAAAGCTATACTACCTACATACATAGAAGCTACATAACATATCTGTATTATATAATCACCTACCTTCGAATTACCTTGAATGCAATCTATAATATAATATATATAAAGGGTACTCAAGGCAATCGGATTTAGGGGCCCCTAATGGTCGGATTTTGTGTACCTTTTTAGCCTTTTTGTGATTGCCTTTAAAGTGTGGGGTAGTAGAGCTAGAGAGCTATATAGTATAGTGGCTATAGTGTTTTGTATAGTGTTTTGTAGGTACCCATACCTGGTTCACCAAAGGCAAATACCCCCGGCGGGGTACCTTGATATATGTATTAGGATATATTGATTATGTATTATATGATTGGTATGTAGTATATTAAGGGGTATATGTATTAGGTATTTTATTATATGTACCTTAGTTAGGATGGTAGCTTAATTAGGCTCTATATGATTTTGTTATTTTGTTTTGTTTGGGAGGGAGGGTATTGGTTATAGGTATATGGTTAGGTACCTATATAGGTGGGATAGTGATATTAGTGATAGGGTATATAGGATTAGGGTTAGGATTTGTGATAAGAGGTATCTTATTTTGTTTGTTGGGTGGTGGTGTTTGTAGGCTTGGTATATTTCCTCATTTCGTATGAGGGTTAGGATAGTTCCTACGGATAGGATTATTCGGATTATGTGATAGAGGATGTTCATTTCTTTTTGTTTCTTAGTTTCTGTTGGGTACGGAGTAGCTTATTATACTGGGCTTGGGGATCACTTAGGTATAGAGTGTAATCATTTTTGTTACTGCCCGGATTAGGGAAACGTTCTGTCCAAGTATCTTGGTGAGGTATGTATATTAGGTCTTTCTTTTTCATGGTAGTGATATTATATCGATTATGGTTATATCTGTTAGGTTTACTTTAAGGATCTCTCTTAGCTTTAGCCTTATGTAGGTACTATGTTTATGCCCTGGGTTTATTTCTTGTTTGGGGTAGCGGAGGTAGGTATTAAGTTCCTCGGTTCTGTACACTACGTTCATTTCTTCGTAGAAGCCTTCGGTAGTACCAGGTAGTGGGCCTGGTACTTCGAATGATACTAAGAATTTACCTGATGTTAGCATGGTTCTAGTTCGTTAGTTAGGATTCTTATATCGGTTAATTGATTCATGTATTCCTCTTCTGAGGATATGTCAAGGCATTTGCATGCTATGTAGTGACCGTACATGGATATACCGGATTCGTAGCCTTGGTCTTCGTTTAGGAAGTTAGCTAATGGTATCTTGTCTACTGAGCATATCTTCTGATGACCTGGTAAGGTTTCTGAATCTGTATATCCTACAAAGTCATAAGTATCAGTATTATCGGTCATGGTAGAGAATATTTCGATTAGCCAGTTAAAGTCCTCTAGAGGTACTCTGTCTAGCCATTCCCATCCGATTGGGTATTGGTTTACTGTTATTGTTGGTTTCATGATGTTAATTGAGTTGAGGGTTAAACATTTGTTTTGGTTGGCCTAATAGGCAGCAATGAGGATAATCTGCTTCATCGAGGATTCCCAGTATAAGATATCGATTGGTATCTCTGGGAATTTCGAAATAGAAAGCTGGTTTCATGTAGCCATCTATGAATGTAAAAACTATCTGAGTGTTTTCTAGTAACCCATTTAGTTGTACATGAGAAAGGTAGTTATAGATAGCTTCCCTTTGATTTCTTGGGTTTTTATCCCATGAGATGAGCATATCGTCATACCAATTTGGATTATCGCATAGCTTTTTAAGTTGTTGTTGAATATACGGTGTCATGATTTGAAGTAATAATATAAGTCCTCGATTAGTTTATCCTGTTCTTCCCATATAGTATCTGATACTACGTATTCTGATACGAAATAGTTATAGAAAGGCCCAAATAGTATTTTTAATACTATGTCCTTGAGTTCGATATTGAGTTGTTCCTCTTCTTCGGTAGAACTGGGTTTGATTGCCTGAAGTTCTGCCTTATAGGATGCCGTAACGGCATCCTTTAGGGTTTGAATATATTCTGGGTTAGTTTCCTTAAGAATACTTAATTGTGATTTGAGTTCTTTACTTATCATGGGGCTTAGCGATTATGGATATGAATCCCTGTGGATATTGAGTATAGAATAATTGGTAGTTCCCTGTGGGCAAGAAGACTTGCATTATATTTGCAAGTAAGGGGTAGATTTTCCATTGGTTTTCCTCTAGAAACTTGTCCCAGGCTTCTGATTCTTCGGGATAATTTCCAGAAAGTTGAATGTGATATTCCTTTTGTTCCGGAATAAATAAATTGGTTACTACTTGGATTTCGTCCGATTCCTTTTTGTATTGAGTAATAGGATACCAGATGCCTTCGGTTTTCCATTTATTGAGCTGGAACAAGGACATGCCCTGTTCCAGTACGTTTAAGAGTTTATATAAGTTTACCATAGTGATTATTTATTAAGTTGTCTAATGAGTTCTGATGCAGCCAGGGAATCAAAGAGTTGGGTTTCTCTTTTGTCGGATTCCCATTTTTCGAGAGCATTATATGTTGCCGTATATTGAGATATCATGTCCTCATCTTGTTCCTCGTCCTGGATGAATTCCTGGAGATGTTTTTTGAGTCCAGTAATTATGTAATCCTGATGTTCTGGGGTTAATTGAGGAATACCAAATATGATAGCTTCTACCTGTGATGGAGAATAATCATAGTATTGGTCGTCAGCACCCTTTGTTAGATCCATGTGGGAGATAATGTTTTCCTTTAGATTTTCGAATAAGTCTTCCTCAGAAGAATATACGATTATGTAACCAGAGATATAAGAAGCAAGGGGTTCATCCTCTAAGTCGATTGAGTAGACCCAGATATGTTTTGAATCCTTGTTAATGCAGAGACCATCAGCGTAGTCGTAAGTAAAAAATGGGTGGGCAGCAAGCAAGTTGCGGATTTCGCTTAAATTTTTTAAATCATTCATAACGTCTATATTAAAATTATTTGAGAAATATTTCTCACTGCAAATATACAAAATTATTTCTAAACTTGTTTTTATAACTACTTTTATTTTTATAAATAGGGAGGTTCTGGGAGGTGTTTTAGATGCCTCCCAGAGTGTTTTGTTAATATTGCCCTGTCATGGTAATGATAATGAAAAGGGATTCATCATTGAAATGTACCTGGATAGTATCTCCATAGGAGTTTGACATGTAATGAGAATTAGGGTTAAGTTCTTTTAATGGGTGATGTTCATCCCAATGAGAATTAATGAATTCTATCACGTATTGTTCAAAAGCATCGGATTCTCTGCAGTAGGTTTCTGCCTTTTCGTCATCGTCTATAGGATAATCCCGGAATTGGAGGTTGAGAGTTCCCATGTATGATTCATCCGGATTTGATATTTCGTTAACTGATTGAGCAGTGTAACCAAAAGCATCAAGAGTTCCATCAAAGTAACTCATAATGTGATTTGAGATTTCGTTAATAGTTGTCATAAGAAATAAGTTTTGTGACCCTGTTCGAGGTCGGTTAATAATTATATTTATTTTTCTCTTATGCAAATATAGAAATAATATTTTAAATATGCAATAATTTATAGAAATAATATTTTAAATATGCAATAATTAAGGGAGCCCAGATGTTGGTGTTTCTGAACTCCCTGGAGATATATTAACTGGTTAGGGATTAGTATTACTAATCGGCCAATAACGGTTCATTATTTGGCTTATTTAGTTTCTCCTTTGAACGTCTAGTAGCCCAATTCTCGTAGGGTTTGTAACTAAATGTACGCATTGTTTCATCGTATGCAGCATATACCATTCGTTTACGAGAGATTCTCCTTCCGTAAGTTTTCTTAAGATTAGCAAACCAATCTAGATACTCCTGTAAAGAGTTAAAAGTTTCTTTATGCCCGTCTAAATTACTTTTGGGACGGGTTTTCCATGTTGCTTCTATATAGCATTGGTGTAAGGTGATTGATATAAAGTATCTGCACCAGGTAGCACTAATGATAGTGCCCGTGGAGATTTCGATCTCCTGGGCAACTAATGGTCTAACGTTATACTTTGTCATGATATTGAGAAATTAAGTTGGAAAATCCAGTTGTTTCTATCGAGTTGATTGAATGATATGAACCTCCCATCGTTATCGGTGAATTCATTCATGAACCGAATTGCAGCATCCGCTAATTGCCCCTTATAGAGATTAGTATTAGCAGTTACCATGGATTCGAAAATGAAAGAATAATAGGTAGTATCATAGATTTGTACCTGATTAATATCCAAGCAATTGAGTTTGTAATCCTCTTCCAGTTGAATGAGACTTCTCATTAAGAGATTTAAGAGATGACCCTGTTCATCAGAGTCGAGTTCAAATGTAGATTTCTTGTCTAAGAAATTGCGAACTACCTTAGTTAGTTGTTCGTCTTGATTGTAAGTTACTGAGTTGGTTTTCATATTTTGTCTATTTTAAAATTGATATGCAAATATAATCATTTTTATTTTAATAGAAAAATATATCCCTTTTATTTTTAAAGTGGCTGAGGATGTGTACACGCTATGAAAGGCAGTGGATTAGACTGCCTTTCAATTATTAAGGTAATTGGGGAGTTAGCAAATATAGAGCCTCTCTTATAATTGAACTCTCCATAGGTTCTAAAGAGGGTTCCTTGTACATTAGTCCACCTTTCTTCTTTTCGTTTTCAAATACTTCATGTATGGCTTGCTTTAGTTTAGTAGCTAATACCTCTGATAACTCCTGAGATTTAAGAGAGATAAGTAACCCATTCCGTATTTCCCTAATATCCTGGTCATTTTCAGTGATGGGTTTTACTTCTACCAATTCTTGTATACCTGAGGAATACTTATTAAACTCTTCATACCCTAAATGTTGTAGGTCATTAATGAAGATACTAAATTCATCATAGGTAAGTCTAGTATCAAAACCTACTCCATGATATAGTTGTACTAAAGGTGTAAGGATTCTCCTCAATGTATTGAAATCCTTTAGGTGGTCTAATTTTATTCCTGATTCGAGAGGTATTTTATATACCTTTTCACCCTTCAGTACTACTAACAGAACCATTAGTCTTGGTGGTAATCTTTTCTCGTTCATAAGCAAGTTTTTGTATTATGAGTTGTACATAGGTATTTCTCTCTTTATAGATAAACATTACCGATAGAAGTATCTCATGTTTCGGTAATATCATCTGTATGAAATTGCCTGGAGCAATCACTGTAGCTACTACTGGAGAATCTTCCTGAGAGAAATTCTCCAGTATCATTTCTGCCCTCTTAATTGGTTCTGGCTTTGTTGGGTCCAAAGTTAGGACTGGAGCAGTTATACATTCCTTGATGCCCTGTGTTAAGGCATTATATAACCATTCATCTTTTATATCCTCTACTTGGAGGTTTTTCATTGTAATCATATCCTAAACCTATTTAAAGTCCATACACCCAGGATATTAGAGAATACCCATAGTTCCCAGTTTTTATAAAAGTTATAGGGTTTATTGAATTGAGATGTTTGAAATATTATCTGATTTGGTGTTCTAGATAACATCTCTGCATGGCAAGTTAATACTCCAGAAGATAATTGAGCTTTAAAAGCTTTAATAATATCTTCATCACTTTTAGTCTCTAATGAGGTAAGCAATTTAATAAATTCTACCTCTACACCTTGAGACATGTTTACATTTCTGAAGGCAAACTTTTCTTTATTTTCCATATTCGTCATTTTTAGATAAGAACTCTTGAGCTAGTTCATCTTGAGTTCTTTCGATTATGTTCTTTACGATTGTTTTATTTTCTACTCTAGCCCACATACATAGCATGCCCAATTGAGCATCCATATAGCAATCTATAAGAGATGGGTCCTTTCTAAATACATCCCATTGTTTTACGAAATTCATTCGAACCAAATCCCTATAACCCTGGTCTGATATGCCATCTTGGTCTATATAAGCAGATACCCTTTTCTTGACTTCTAAAAGAATTTTCTCTAAGCTTTCTGGTAATCTGAAATTTTCTGGTAAGTTATGATATACCAAAGCATTAGGTATCAATTCCTCAAAGGTAAACTGATTATCGAATAGATTTTTAGGATATCTACCTGAAAATATCAATGGTAGCTTATACCTTAGCAACGATGGTACTACGTCGTATATAGCATAATGTCTTCTATATTCTCGGTACAAGTCAAAATATAGATTCTCATCGAATATACCAGATTTCCTCATTATTGCCTGTAAAGTATTATAAGCAGCATTGATATGAGTATTACTCAATTTGAATATTAAGTTGCCATTTTTAAGGGCAATGAGTTCACTACAGCATCTCTTTCGTCTAAATAAGTTCATGTGATTAAAATGTAAAGTCAATGTATATTTTCCTTGTTCCCTTGAGAAATTTTTCGTGATTTGAGTCATCATACTTATGGCAAGCATAAGTCTTAGATGATTTATCATAATGGTCTCTTACCCATACTGGAGCAGTATCAGTTGGTTTTAATTTAAAGTATGTACCCTGATTAACCTTGTTAACCTGAGTCTCTTTGTAAGATGTCTTTGGTAGTTCCATATTTTTGTCTATTTTAAAATTGATATGCAAATATAATTCTTTCTTTTTAAATATGCAATATCCGGATATAACTATGGGAGCTTACTATTTCGGAGGAATTGAGATGCAAATGAGCCATCCTCTTTTTCTTCTTTCTCAAAGTCTTCATATTGATATAACTCTGGGTCTTCTTCGTCTGGGTCTATACGCATTTCGATTTCTCTACGTAGTTCATGATGTTCTTTAGAGAATGAAGACATAGCTCCCTTATAATCATCAGTAATTTGCATTAGCTCTGATTTATTAAGGTTAAGACCCTCTTTACTGGTATCTACTCCTTCTTGTTTAGTAGCAACTACTTCGGGTAATGACTTAATGTCATACCTGTCTTCCAATAGTTTAGCCTCTTCTGGTTTATCCAATACCCTTTGTGATTCAAATACGATTTGACGGGCCTCTTCAACAGTAATTGCATTTTGCTGTGTTACGTTGTTCTGTTGATTGAATTGAGCAAATATATTCGTAGTACTTCCTCCAGTGAGATTACGTACTATTGATTGCAGAGATGTAGAGGATTCAAGCTTTAATTTAAGGGCCTTTCCCAGCTCGGCAGATATAAACGGTACGTATTTCCCTCCCTGAGATTCTCTTAGGATATTAACCTGATGGGCTATTTCCATACGGTCTTCTAATGCCCATGCTAGTTGTTCTCCCATTAATGCTTGCAATAAATCTTCTGCTTTATCTTTATCCCATATTCTAGAGCTTAATAGCCTATCTCTCATAAATACCCGTATGTAGTTAATATCTATACCCATACGGTATGAGAATGTATTGATATCATAGGTGATACCACATAATACACCATTACCCATCAGCCATTGATTAATAATGTAGTTGTGTATCTTTATCAGAAGTTCATCATTTGGGTTCTTCTGATATTCTAATGCCATTGCAGTAGTCCCCATAGGTCTTGGGAATCTTACCATTTTATTTTCCTTTTCTGACATACAAATGAGATTTTCTGATATCGGAACTTTCATCATAACCCATATACTCTAAATCGTATCTTACATACAGATTCAAAGATAGGTTATAGAAATATCCCTTATATTTTTTCTTACTTACTGATAAATTAAAAGGTTCACCAGAGATTAAGTCCCTGGTGAATATCAAATTACCTTTCCCCGTTGTTGGGATTTTAAGGCAAAGTTTATAATCCCCTACCTTAAATTTATTGCCATGAAGGTCTAGGATTTCCTTTGCCATATTTTACCTTTTTAGGATTCGAGGGTTTTTTGTCTTGTTTACTACGGTAAGGATTGCCAGGCCTTGGGTCATTTTGGATAATCCCTTTCTGTTCTTCAATTAACTTTTGTACCTCAGGGAATAATTTTTTCCTCAAAGGTACTACCTGAGTAGCGAAAAAGGCATTCCATAATTTCTGAGTAAAGGGTTCCCCTACCTTAAGTTTCGAGATTGCCCAGAATTTAGTTTCGAAATTCTTTATTATTTCCTTAAACCGATAGTAATAGATATACCCATGCTTTGGATTTATACCTATAGTAGTAGTTTGGCAATAATCTAGAAAATCTTTACCTAATTCGGATATAAACTCTTCCCTTTTGAAATCATAATTCTCTTGGTCGAGTTTAAATAACTTGACATAATCTATTGCTTCCATATAACTTTACTTTGTGATTATTAACTTGGGATGTTCATCGGTTATCTGAAATAAATATCCCCTTATATCGTCCTCATAGTATGAGGACCAATAAACCCTTCTAATCCGAAAATTATCAAGGATTGCCCCTTTGGGTATGCCCGTAACATAAAGCCTATGCTTAGGCATCATAGGGGTTATTTCAAATTCACCAGTAGTGAGTAAATTACCATAGGTACCATAATCTGGCATATTACCAGTAAAACCTGTAGGTTGTAATACATCCATTACTAAGGTGGTTTGTGGTAATTCTCTTTGATTACATTTTATTATCAGTTTCGATTTACCTATATATAGGTCTTTTACTATTGTCCCAAACATTTGTATATAATTATGTGAGTGATACCATTCTTCTTGAAGTAGAATTGGTTCTGTGAACGTTCTTCTAACTTCTTTAATTCTCTACGAGATTCAGTACAAATTCTTTCTGACTTCCGAAGTATATCCGAAATATTATCCCAGATTGGTGCCATTGGTTCTACAGGACCTGCATAAACAATTTTGTGTTTAGCATCAATCTGAGGGTATTTTGATTTGTACTGATACTTACCTTTGAGGTAAAGCACATTATACTTTTCTGGTTCGTTTCTTTTTGCGTTTTCCATTTTTGTTATTATCTATGTAATCGGATATATTATCAAGTTGACCTAAAAGCAATGCTTGAATAAAGATGTGTATAGGCCTAAAAAAGAAGCTCCTTACGTTATGAGGGTTAATATACCAATCATAAACTATGAAGAACTTCTTTATCTTAGAATGCTTAAGTGAATGCTGAACCAGCCAAGACTTACAACAACGTTTATGTAATTCGACAAGTTCTTTATCCTGTTTAAGCATCTCCTTATCAGAGAAGATAGTGTAATCCATTTTGTATGAATTAAAGTGCCCAGGTTATTTATCCCAGGCACTTGGTTAATAAAGGGTTATGCAACTTGTTCTGGTTTGAGAACCTTTTTCTTAAAGTCCTCATAGGCTTTAGCAGCAGCCTTAAATTCTTTGGAATTGGTGTCCTTGATACGAGCCATTGCAAGTTCCAATCGATGAAGTTCATTACGGGTTTGTTGTCTCCATTTCTTCCGGGCAAGTGTGTCTACTACATCCTCGGGATATACATATTTTACTTCTCGGTTGGAGATTACCTGTTCAATGATGGAAGGTTTCTGTTGTTCTTTTACCTCCTTGACTACCTGTTCTTTTTTAGATTTGGCAGGCTTTTCCTTTGGGGTAAGTTCTACCAATTTAGCATTGGCAAAAGATTTGGCAGCTTCTTGAGCATTTTCTACCAATTCCTTTTTAGTCTTTTTGGCCTTTTCTTTAGAAGCCTTAGAAGTTGTGGACTTTGCATTCTTAATGCCTTCAAGTTGTTCTGCAACCTTGTTGCTGATAAGGTTAGTAACCTTGTTTTCATTCTTTTTCATAATGTCTATATTAAAATGTTAGTAAATTGATTTCTCTATGCAAATATAAGAATAATCTTTTTAATACAAAAATAAATCGAATAAATTTTTATATTTGCTAAGGTTAATCGGCTAGGAAGTCAAAGACCTCTGGAGGATAGTTTATTTCGTCCTCTGGGTCATTGATGTAATCTTCGTATTCCTCGTTATATCTATCATAAATGTTTTCGGTTTTAGTATTAGGTACCCGAGTACATTTTTCAGGATATTTCTTTACGAATTCGTAGGCTTCTTCGGTAGTCATTATCTTATCCGATGTAAATTCGTAGGTTACATAAGAATAGGATTCACCCAATCTAGAAACTTCATATTGCTGGTATCCAGATTTCTCAATCTTATATAATTGATTTTCTGGAATCGTCTCTATTTCTACCCTATATTTATACCATTGCTTAGATATCTTGGGTTTTATATCTAATGGCTTGGGCCTATTAAACTCAGAAGGAGCAATGATCACTTCTTCTGTAGGGGCATTATATTTAGTCCCCAAGTAAAGTAGCATTGCTCCTATGGTAATTAAAAGACTTTTTGTAACCTTAGTTCCTGAGTTCATATCCGGTAGTTTTAAAATTATCCTTGATATTACTGTTCAAGTATTTACCTTTTGATTCTGATTGGTGTAAACCATTGCAGATTTCATGTGGCACCTTATCATATCGATATACTCGGTTATTTTTAAAAGCAACCCAAAGTTGTTGTTTCTTTGAGTCGTAACCAAAGCCCTCAATGTTAGAGGATTCGCAGGGAATCATTTCAACCCCGGTGTTCATTTCTACTGATTCTAAGTATTCGTTCTTCTCCATGTCTGTATTAAATTTTTAAAAGTGTTAATTCTGGGTGAAATTTGAGATTGGCTTTCTGGAAAATTGCCCAAGTACCAAGTACTCCCTGGGAATTGTTATGTACCCATTCATCTTCCATTCTGAATAATATGTGTGAGCATACTAACATCTGATATTCGCTTAGCATATTTATCAGTTGAGGAGTATTCTCAATCTCTGTATATAATTCGATATGTTCATCTAATGCCATTATAATCTCGTCATTGTCAATTTGAAGAAGTTTCTTTATTAGGTCTTGGGCAATACTATTCCCATTAGAAATATCCTCCTTCAAAGAGTTGAGAGATTCGATTTGAATACCAGCGATGAGCTTTACAATGTCTTTTGTTTCTTTGTCCATAATTAAATTTTTCTTTATGCAAATATACTAAAATTATTTTATATAATATATTCTTTTTATAAATACGGAGGTAAGTGTTAGCGGCTCTTGATTTCCTCTATCTTTTCCTTGATAGAATCTGGGAATACTGCATCATCTACCCATCTCATAAAGAATTTGGAAGGCTTCTTTTCTGGGTTGAGAAGTAATTGCCTTTGTTCTGTAGAAAACTTAATACGTTCGTCTTCTCTCATATATTTAGGAAGTTTAGTGAATTCTGCCTGAGAGAAAGAGATGACATTCTTACCAACTTGAGCCCTCAATGGTTTCTTCCTTTCTTTATAAAGATACGGAACAATTTTCTTCGATGGTCCACCAAGGATGCTAAACCCGAAGATAACCATTGGATCGAATTTATCTGCTTTGGGGTCTTTGGCCCGTTTGATACATCTTGCCATCCAGGAGAATGAATTGGGATATTGCTTATTGTCGGTTGCTTCTCCCACATCTTTTTTATTAAACTCAAATCCAGGAAAGTGAAATAGAAAATCTTCAGTAAGGATAAATACAAATCCCAATCCCCTAAGATATTTAATGATATCTTGTTGGCTTTTACCCTCTTCAATCATTTTTTCTACATCTGCAAGAATATCCTCCCTTGGTGATTCCAATTCCTTAGTTGTAGACCCTGCAGGTCTTCCTCTGCCCACATTAGGTGCCTTAGCAGGCAATGTACCAGATAACCTATCTAAGTATTCTTTGAAGTTATCAATATCTTGTTTATTAGTAAGAGTTACTTCTACTCTTATGGGACCGTTATGCTGTACCTTTGGACCTGAATTCATCTCGGTATAAGCATCTACCAACCTATCTGATAAGGGAGTACCATTCTCTGATAGTGTAGTGATTCTAAGTTTTGGTTTATATACTTCTTGTTCCATTTTCGACTTAATTAGAAAATAAAAGGCCTGAACAATTTTTATATTGCCAGGCCTTCTACCATTATTAACGAATACTCAAAAATATGATAAGTAAAAGTAAAAAGTGCTCTTATTAATCTTCTTCTTTAGCGGCCTTCTTTTTCTTCTTGTCTTTGGCCTTCTTATCTTTCTTATCGGAAGCCGGTTTTTCTTTTACCTTTTCTTCCTTCTTTTTCTTAGTTTCCTTTTCCTCCTTGGGAGCCTTACCTGAAGCAAGTTTTCTTTGCTCCATACGATATTTTTTCTTCTCAGCCGAAGTCATTTCTCTGCCATCGATGAGAGGATAATCGTATTTGGTAGCTGTTCTACCGCCATTTCCTTTCTTTTCCTTTTTCTCTTTGGCAGCCTTCTTCTCAGCTTTTTCCTTCTTCTCTTTTTCCTGGAGTTTTACCAATTTCTTGTTGTTCTCTTGGTCAGCTTCAGGATAGGCAGCAGCAACTTTGTCTCTTTCCTTATTGAGCTTGTTTACAAGTTCGGTAACCTTTTTACCATGTTTCTTGTCTTTGGTCCAATCCTTAGTAGGGTCCAACTTGTTCTCTTTAAGGTAAGTATCCAAAGCTTTCTTAGCCTTTGTGAGTTCCGGAGTCTTGGATTCCGATTTACTCTTCTTTTCGTCTTTCTTAGCCATTTTCATTTATATTAGGTGAATAATTGAATTTCCTATTTACATAATACCATAGTTATACCTTCCTAATTTGGGTTGGGATTTCTTTAATTTCTAGGATTTCTAAACTGCCTTGTTTTAAAACTGCCTCGAGTTGAAGTATATCTTCTACCTCTTTCTGAGATAAGTCCGTAAAAGTTTGTTCAAAAGTTTCTTTCTGTTCCCCCCTTATAAAATTAAATTGGGCAACAATATAAGTCCCATGAAGTTTTTTATTCAGGGCTCCTTTAAGAGATATGAGTTTTCTTTTCAGATAATTACTCTTCAACCTATGGGATTGGTATTCGCCTTTCTTACCCTTACTAAGAGCTACCTTTTTAAGGTACGAAACATAATCTAATTCTCTGAGAGTTTGATTAATGTTTCCCACTAATAATCTTAAGTCTTTTTCCATTTGGGTCTTTGCATTACTTGGTTAGATACTTCCTGAGTTTCTTCTGATAGCATTTCTCTTGCCTCATTTATTATATTGATGGCAAGTTCCCTTTCATCTGGTCCCAGGTTTAATTCTTTATCTTCTAGTACATCAGTATAAGTATTTATTAGATTATCTAATGCAAGTATTCGAATATTCTTTCGAATTGCTAATTTCTCTTTATCCATGGGTAATAAAATTAAAGCCCACTACCCTCACAGGCAATGAGCTTTACGATGAACAACGTCCTAAGTGTGTAGGGTTGTTTACCTTTTCTTTATTATGAGATTAAACTTGATTTAGCAGATAGATTTTTTAGGATGTGCCAAAAATTAATCTTCTGTTTCGGACTCTTCGTTTTTGTCCTTCTTGTTTTTCGGAGAACAAATAACTCCATGTCCCTTTTTTGATTTTACAGTAAGATTGCCCGGAACGAAAGCAACCGAAGTAGATACCGGTTTACCCTCAGTAACCAAAACTGAAGTAACTACTACTCCCTGATAGCCCTCCTTGTTCTTTACGGCATAACCAAAGTTCATTACCTTGGATTTGTCGTTGATTGCAATGATGTCAATTTGCTTACTGTTAGGACGTTGTTCAGCAGGTCTGTTTTTCAGAGCCTCTTGACGAGCTTTACGTTTTGCTTCCTTTTCAGCGTCTTTCTTTTCGTCACCTTTTTTCTTGGTGTCAGCTTTCTTTGTTGCCATTTCTTTTAATTTTTAATGTTATGTTACTAAATAGTTTTTAAAAGGGAAGGTCATCCCTTGGGTCGTCTCCTTCCCAGTAATATTTCCTTCCCTCATAGTCTCTTACTTTTTTCCTTTTTTGCCCTTTCCCTTAGCTTCTTTCTTTGCCGGAAGTTTGAGACCAAGTTCCTTAGCAATTGCTTTACGGAGCTTTTCGATGTCGTCCTCGCCATAATCATCTGGATCAGTTTCGAGGTCTTTGTCATCGCAGACATCTTCGAGTTCTTCGAAGTCCATTTCGGCAAGTTCTTCACCGGTCAGTTCTTCCTCTTCCTCTTCTTCGTCCTCCTCGGAGTCGTCATCGTCCTCATCTTCTTCGGAATCATCGTCCTCCTCCTCATCATCATCAGATTCTTCATCGTCTTCGTCATCGGAATCATCGTCATCTTCTGATTCCTCCTCTTCTTCCTTATCGTCTGATTCAGAACCAAAGAGATCTTCGGCTTCTTCGGCAGTCAAGGTAATAGGAGCCGGGATGATTTTTACTGAGCCATCTTCATACTTAATGATAATTGCACCATTGATTTCTGTTCTGGAAACTTCTTTCAGTTCCACTTCTTTTTTCTTCTTAGCCATTTTCGTAATGTTTAAGTTGGTTAATAAATTAATAAATATATCACTCTGTTATAAGTTTCTGATAATTACCGTTTCCGGGATTTTCGTTATCACTGTTAAATTGTTTAATCTCATCTAGAGTTGTTTTCAATTCTATTTGAGATTCTATAGTTACCACTTCGGATTTAATCTCCTTATGGTATTTATCATAAGTTACCTTTTTAAATATCTTACCTATGAAAGGATTAATAGGTCCATGGGTTACTAAACCCACCTTTGATAGTTTATCGTTCATTGCTATATCTAATTTTGGTTATTCCAGGAATACCAACCTTTCCAAATACTTCGGTATAGGATAGATATTTTCCCTTTTTCATTGTTTTATAGTTATCTGATAATCGAATTGGGTATACCCATATCTTATTTTCTATCAACCTGTTGGTCATTATATAAGCATAAGAACTTCTAAGTTTAATACTCTCTAATGATATAAACCCTTGAAATAAAAGAGACTTCTTGGTAAACCTTTCTTTTGGCAGATACCCAATAAATTTAAGGGATGCCTCATCAAATATATCAATCATATCTCTTTGTGCTTTGATAAATAGTACCTTCTGTATTGGGATATTCATTTTCTTTCTCAAATATAAAGCTAATGAGCTTACCAATGGAGGGTACTGCAAGGAAAATATATTGAACCTATGTCTTTCCTCTGGAGGAAGCTTGTTGTAAATCCTGTAAGATAGCAAGACGGACCTGTAATCTCTTAGCGTGGAGATGCTCGGTAGATATGCCCTGCCGTTGTCCATAGAGTTTAATTGAGTATCTTTCATCGAATGCCTTTTTTCCTTTAGACTTAAAGACTCGGTGCATTTGAACCATAAATCTTCTTCGTCGGTGTTTATCAATATGATATTCATCGGGTATTATGAATTTCTTCGCTTGTACAAATTTACCCTTGTACCAAAATTTAGTATATCCCCATTTATATCGGGTACCGTTCATATCGGATAATTCTTTAATACCATGCCTTATTAGTTTCCTTCCAGATATTATATGGATATATTGAAGAACATCAACTCCATAAAGATAAACTAAAGTAACTTTTACGTGATGTCTAGTGAAATATGGGATACCAGTTAAGTGTTTCCTATATAGACTTTTTTCAGTTATATACTTGTTGGTGGTATCTGGTCTCCAAGTCCAAATATAATACCTATCTGGTCGTATCGGTTCGTTATTTCCCTCCCTTAGTTTTACCATTGATATTCCTTTTTGCCATTCTATACCAAAGGTTAATCGATTTCTCATTTGCCTCAGGGAATTTTTTCTTCATTCTCCGAATAATCCTATCAAGTTCAAAACCCTTTGCAGTCAATTCAAATACATAAGATTTTTTAGTACCCTTGATAAGATTGAATTCATCTCTTTCTCTTGGAGGTTTCTTTTCCCGAGGTTTCTTTATCCCTGGTACCCGTTTTGTTCTTCTTTGCCCATTTTCCCCCTCTTCTCCAAGAAACCCAAGCCTTAATCGAGAATTCCTTAGTGGATCATCCTTTGAATAACCAATATTCTCTAATTGCTTATCCATCCAATCATCATATTTATCTATTAAGGATCTGTCTGGTTTTTCTTCTGAAACATTTATAAAATGAAGTAGATCAAATACTCCAGCAGAGCAAGCATCAGGAAAAGGCATACCAAGTATGATAGCCTTTCTCTTTAGATCCTTGTAAGTCATGTTTCTCCCTGATGCACCAAGGAAATTCGATTTCTCTTTGGAGGGAGCTTTCAGGTCTTTTCTACTCTTTTTTGCCATATATTTAATATTTTAAAGTATTCATTAATTCACTTGCAAATATAAATATAATATTTGAATTATATACTATATTTCTATTTCTTTTTATAAAAATCCGAGGTTTTTGCCCGTTCTACGGCAGTAGATTTAGGTTTCTTCGGTTTTCTGTGTGTATGGATATTATATGCCACGTCTAATTTCTTTATATTGAATTCTATGTTGTTCACTTGATTATAGTTTACTGCTCTTTCCACACAGCATCTGTACTCTGGCCAGAATTTTTGCCCGAGCTTTACTGTACCAGTTTTAATCATAAACTTAGATACCATGAAACCAAAAGTATCAGCATCATCTTTAGTTTCAAATACATACATATAAAATCTACTAAACTCACTGACTACTTCTTCTAGTGGCCTCACAGGTAATAGTAGATAACCATCAGTATATAAGTCCTCAGATATTAGAGCTACCCAATATTTCTTTTTACCTGGTTTCACTTTATATCTAAACCTCTCTTTAAGTTTAGTGTGCATCCAGTCGGGTATTCTATTAAGGAGATATTTGATGTATATCTTATCCTTTTTATTCGACCTCCTTTTAAATGCAGAAGGCTGTTGTAGCATCCTGGGTAGTATTCTAAAATTATTCCACCTATCAAATTCAAGAATTAATCTTAGAGTATCTATATCCCATTCATCGTCAGACTCTTTTAACCTCCTCATATTCCTCTCTATATTCTTAGAGTTTACTTTTGGGAGTAATTGAGTAGAGTCCCCAGTATATATACTGGCATCTTTTCTCTTTAATCTTTTCTCTAAACATCCCTCCATATAATCTTGGAAGTTTCTCTCACAGGGACAATCTGGTCGAAAGATAGAAGTGTGTTTCTCAAAAAAATCCGAGAATAGCCTAAAGAATTTTTCTGACCGTTCTCGGATTTCAAGATACTTGTAATGAGATAACTTTAAAATTTCACCAGCTTCCCATGAAGATTTACTTTCGGATAATTGAAGGAATAATGACTGTTGTTCTTTATCAATTAAACAACTCCAGGCTTTTTGTTGAGCTTCGTTCATAACATTAAATTCTTCTATATCTCATTATACTATCAATTGCTTCATTGGTTATCTGATTGGGGTCATATTCACCAGAATTAGCATAAAGCTTATCTGGGTCATGGTTTAAATATACACTATAGATAACGTTGTCAAAGGGTAACCATACTTCCATCCTTCCCATTTCTGGGTATATAAGGACTTTTACTCTTTTACAAAGATGGTCAACCTCTAATACTGTAGCATCTACTCCCTCATAGGGATAACCTCGTAATACTAAGTAATCTCCCGGTTTTACATTGACTAAATCATCTACTGAAAACTTCTTATTCTCTCTAGCAATACGTTTAAATCGCCTTACTTCTTTTCTACTACAAGTAGCCACTAAAGAAAAATCATCAAATTCTTCTACATTGTCAATCCTTACCTTTTTCTTTCTTGGGTGCATTGTCTCGGTATTACGTAACCAAGTTCTGATACCAGATATATTCCTACGTAACTTATTAAGAAATGGCCTTGAGAATGCTAATTTAGTAGGCATTCTCATAAAACCATAATTGAATAATACTGGTACTTCTTCGAATACCATCTTACCCTTTGTGGTTTTTCTTAATATGTTTACCATAGGAATAATTGCCTTGATTTGGTCATACCCCTTTTCTTTGAGTTCTTTATTGATTTTATCACAGTACTTCCTTTCAAGGTAAAATATACAATATGAGTATGGGGTATGCTTCTTCATGGGTTACTGGTTTTTAAGAATTAACTTAGCTTGCTTATGTACTAACTTATAGTTTACATTCTTCAGTATATCACTAGCCATGAATACATAAAGAATCTCACCTATCTTTGGTACATCGATTACCATAATATTGGCTTTATCGAATAGTGGTTTATAGAATACGGAAGATAAATCCTTTCCAACTACAAAGAAAAATTCTTCTGAGGGCATTGAATTATATCTCATACAGAGTATGGGAACTTTATTTGCTCTTTTTGCATCCTTAGAAGCTTGTTCCCAGAATTTCAGTATATCGCATCCCTTATTACCTAAGAGTAGATGTTCAAACTTAATCTCTTTATAATTCTTGCATTCGATGGATATCTTACATCTATGAGCATGCCTTTCATCAGTACAGGTTAAATCAGAAGTGGAGTCCTTGTTTGAATGCCAAGCTCCACTCCCCGCTCTATTCCTTTCAAATTTGTATCCGGCCCATTTTGTAAACCAAGCACCTATCTTTCTTTCGAATCTTGAACCCTTATTTTTGCTGTTTATTGACATAACAAAACTTATCTTTATACTTAATAAGACCCTTACCTTTCAAGATTCTACGAACTGAAGAAATATGAATCGGTAATATGTTAGCTATCTCTCTTACACTTAAACCTTGATTATAAAGGTTATGTACATCATTATAATAAATAATCTTATTTGGGGTTGGTAAACAACCATCAAACCAAGCCTGTAAAGTATTATCTAACTCGGTGCCCCATTTAAGATTTTTAACTCTGCAATCTCTTTTGTTATTATTAAGGTGCATTACTACGGGTAAACCATCTGGGTTAGGAAGGTAAATAGTAGCTACTAGACGATGTAATAACCAAGATTTTAAATCTATCTTACACTTTAAATAACTATCAGGTTTACCATCCGAATATACGGAAATCCTTACCCATTTGAAATCCCCAAGATATCTGTAAACTCTACCATTTTTAGAAACATAATACTTATGACCTGGTACATTAGGTTTCCATTTAGGCCTAAGTATTATGTTTCTACCATGTTTTATAGCAGAGTATAAATTACTAAAGGTTTTCATAATCCTGTCTTGTTATAATTAATTTATAACTTTATAGTAATTGGTACTTACTCAGGCCTTGGGTCTTTTCCACTTGCAGGATTTTGGTATTACCGAGAGGAAGTGAATCCAAGTGGGTTATCAAGAATAAAGTTTTCTCTTTGAATATGTGACGTATCAATGATGTAACTACTTCTACATTATCTGAACTTAAAGATTCGAATACCTCATCAAGGAATGCAATATTAATACCCTTAGATGCTGTGAGAGATTCATTCATGGCAAAAGCCATTGCTACATTACATAATTGTTTTTCACCTCCCGAAAGTTCATCATAATCCATAATCATCCCATCCCTTTCTATTAGAGTAACAAAATCTTTTCTTGCAGTTCCCAGGTCTATATTGAACTCTATTCTAAACCCAAGTACCTCTGAATACTTGTCCAGAGTTCTATTAAGGAATTCAAGAGATGAATCGAAGAGATAGGCCTTAATCCCATTATTACCAAGAGGGTCATTAATTAACCAATTATAATTCTCTAACTCTAATTCTTTGTTATGAAAATCCTCATCAACTTTCCGTAAGTTTTTCCTAATCTCTTTAAGTTTCTGTTTATACTTGGGAGACATGACCTTAAGCTTTTCCTGTTTGAGCTTGGCCAAATCTTCGTCAATAGAAGCAAGGTCATCAGCAATATCATCACAATCAGATTTCAATTTCTTATATCGTTCATCCACGTTCTCTAATTCTTCCAACCTATCTTGGGCTTTTGAGTATTTCTTCTCATATTTTTCAATATCAGAGAACGCATTATATATTGATTTAGCATCTCGTAATGCACGTTTGTAGTTACCTCCTTCTAACTGTATTACTAATTCCTTAATGACCTCTTTGAGAGATACATTGGATATCTTCTTAGCATTATTCAATTTACCCCTGATATCAGAGATTAATTTGTTCTGATTTTTAATCTTAATCTTTATAGAAGCATCTACCTCATCTTTAATCTGTTTTTGTTTTTGTATCAGTAACTTGGTTAGTTTCTCCCTATCTTGCTTCAAGGATTTCCTTTCTTCTCTGTTCTTCTTCTTAAAGGACTTCTCTCTATCTCTTAAGTCGAAGTAAGCCTCCTTGTTTGCCTCTAATTCTTTCTTTAATAATTGAGATTGATGCTCTACCTCATTTATCTGGGCCACTATATTATTTTTATCTTGTAATGCAATGCCTTTGGCAAGGTTTAAGAATTCTAAATCAAATACTTCTTCGAATATCTTTTTCTTATCAGAATTAGATTCTTGTATTAATCGTTTGATGCCCTGACCAAACATTATAGAATTCATAAACAGAGTATATGATAAACCTATCTCTCGGTTTATGGCATCTTGTATCTTACCCTTACCTTTGATGTCAATTATATCACCATCTTTGATGAATACTAATCGGTCTTTGCCCTTTGCACCATCCTCAAGTACTTCTTCATATTTTTGACATCGGATAATCTTATAAGTATGGGTGTCTTTTTGGAAGAATACCTGGACCATAGTCCCCTTGTAATCTTTGGGTCTTACTTCCTTCCAGGTATTTACATCAGATACACCCTTTAGATTTTTCCCATATATTGCCCATACTAATGCAGATAGAATAGTTGAATTATGGGTAACTATAAAATCTCTGGTAATATATAGGCCTTCTGAAGAATCTACTTTAATGCACCTACATACCTTTTTCCCTATATATTCAATATTTCTTATGGTATTTACCATTCTATTTCTCCTGGTAAACTCACCATAGGATTTAGTTTTATATTTCCTTAGAAAAGGGTTAAAGGTTAGTCGTATTGAACACACATATGAAGTAGTATACCTACCATACTTAAACCGGGTACTTTCATTTTTAGTAGATAGGCCTCCAAGGGATCTTACCAAATAGCTAATACCATCTCTTAAGTGCTCACTCTTAGATGAATACGTAGAAACCTTTGAGATTTTCTTTTTGGAACCAACACATCCATCAGTATCTAATAAACCAGCTAATAATAATCTACGATTCTCGATTGATGATTTCAAATATAACTCTGGTATAAACTTATCTTTAGACTTACAACCAATTAATCCTAAATCCTTGAGTTCTTTACCTAAACCATGAATCCTAAAATGTTTAGCCCCTCTTACCTCTGTACCTTCATGAACCAGGTTTGGGTCTGGCAAATATGACCTTAATCTATCAACTATCTCTGGCCAATCCTCTCTATTGGTAGATACTCTAACTGTAGGCCTATTACCGGAAATACAACCATCGCCTAATATAAACCCTAATACGTAGGGGTGTATGGGTAATTTAGTATAATTACCCTCAATTGGTACGGTTAATGGGGTTGAGTACCTATACTTGAAAGTACCAGAAGCAGTTTTATTCTCAACCTTATAATCCTTTAGTAAAGTCTCGGTATCTAAGGTTCTTAGTCTATCTTTAGCTTTACCCGATTTGAATACTGACCATAAATGGTCTCCAGCACATTCAGTACATGAGCCATCAGAAAAGGTTATTTTGTAAGTATCTAATAGACCTCTATCATAAATACCCAATAGCTTGATAGGTTTACCTGTAACTGGGTTAATTACTTTATCATTAAGAGTTAATTCCCCCATCTTTTTCCAACCATTAGCGGTTAAAACGGGTTCTTCTAAAGGTTGTGCTTTACCTTTCCCATTTGGGGCCTTGATAAGGATGGTACAAGTTGGATTTAGTTGTAGATGCAGGGTTTCTATTGAACAAAAACCCACTACATCCATATTCATAAAACTTAGCATGACTCTACCTTTTTAAGTGTTTCTATTAATAGGTTCGATTTAACCTCATCTTTAATACCTTTCTCTCTTAGGTATCTCTTTGCTAGAGACTTCTTAGAAAGTTGCTTAGTAATCTTATGTTTGTTATTAACTGGAGTACTAGCTTTTTGAGGGATTACCGTATAATAATTGCCATCATCCTTAATATCCTCTTCCCTTTCTACATCGATAAATTTCGGAAACCTTTTTAATTCTACAAATTCCATGGATAGGTCTGAATAAAGTTTCCAATATCCAAGTTTACAATTTTTATCTGTCCTTCTTTGTTGATAAGGGGCTCCTATCATATATACTTTCTTTGAAAGTCTTTGGGGTTTGTGTATATGCCCACATAATACTAAATCAAATTTATTCAGAGTATTTACATTGAGATTTTCTACTGAGTTTATTTCCCTGCCATCAGTATCTTTTGCTCCTGGATAGTCAGTATGAAGCATAAGTATATGCTTACATCTTTTCTTATCTCCTACTAACTTAATCTTATTAAGATATTCGGACAAGCCAATGTTATTATCAATATAGGGAACTCCATATATATAGGTATTACCTATATGAACCCTTTTTAGGTCTATATTTTTCAAAAACCTATATATCCCAGAAAAAAAGATATCCCAAGAAAAAGAGGGTTTATCTATTCGGTTAATTCGGTTTAGTGTATGATTTCCGGATATATTATACATAATCCAGTCTTTTTCATCAAGCTTCTTAAATTCATCATGTAGAATTTCTGCTAGTTCACTAGAAATTCTATTTGACTCATGTAATAAATCACCACAAAATAAAGCAGGAACCTGATACTTCATACATTCATCGGATATAATCCTTAACACCTTAATAGCAGTATTAAGTCTAGTTTCATATTTTCCCCAAGAGTGTAAATGGAGGTCTGAAAATACGATAAATCTTAGTTTCTTAAGTGGGCCATTTAGATTACCATCTTTAGAAGCTTGTTCTGTATTTTCAGAATATGTACCCCAATAGAGATTATCTACCCAATTATGAATTCTTATATTATCCCTATGACATACACATGGCTTATTTAAAGGATTAGATATATAAGCTTCAGCTACTAACCTATGGATATAAGCTCTTCTTAATAGGTTTAATTTACGGATTTTTAATACGGCTTGTTGATACCCATTAGAGCGAGTGTATATTTTATTTTGATGATATTCATCTGTTAATCTACCCTTTTTGTCATACCTACTATATAACAAACCATCCCGGGTAATGTGATACCCGGGAAAGCCTTTTATATTATCAATCATTACTTCTTTCCCCATATCCTATCTAAATGGTAATTGATTTGTTCCGTTCTCATACCTAAATCGAGCTCAGATATACAAATAGTGGGTATTTCCCAATTTGCAAGCAATTCCCCCATAAGAGATGATATCTGAACTTGGAAGAATCTGTTAAGTATTCTCTTACCATTATCTTCCATTGACCAATGCTTATAAGTATCTAGATTTAATGGTAAGAAGATTGCTACATCACATTGATCTTCCATTAAAGTCTTACATTGACAGAAAAAATGTTCCATTTCACATTCTGGTAAAGTTCTTGATTGCTTATACCAAAAATAAGCAGCCAAATCTGCATAACTCCTATCAGTTACAAAGTATTCTCTATCCTTGAATAACCTATTCCTTTTGTTCAGAAGTTGAAAATCTGCTTTATACATTGCCTCCGAACCGAGGGATAATATTTCATTATGTGATACCCCTTCAGTAGCAGGTAATAAATCTGACATACTACCAGAAATAAAAGGTAGATCTTCTCTCTTAGCTACATACTTAGCTAAAGTAGTTTTCCCTATACCAGAGGGACCCACAAACATAATTCTCTTACTCATGATGTAATGCTTTAAATGGTTTTATAAATTCATTTGTCAAAAATGATGCTAAAGAGTATTCGATACAAAGTTCTTTGAATTTCTCATACTTAAACTTCTTCTTTGACTTAATTGGTAACTTATCCAATGGATTATGTCTTACAAACCAGAAAAGGTCGATTAACTGTTCATTCCTTTTCCATATTTGAAGATATTCTTTATTCTTACTCTGGGCAATAAACTTCTCAATTCTACCCTCATCAAGGATTTTTCTTGCCTTTACTGGGCCTATACCCGGAAACCCTGGTATATCATCGGAGGTATCTCCAACCATTGCAAGGTACTCTACCGTTTCATGAGAATGATAACCGAATAATTCTTTGCAATTATCCATTCTTATCATCTCATCTTTTCTGGGATTATATATCCTCAGGTTATTTGATAGCAACTGGTTAAAGTCTTTATCCGATGATATAAGTATCATTTTCTCGGATTGGAATTTTTTAATTGCAAGGTATGCTAAGAAGTCATCTCCTTCATATACTGTAGATTTCTTTTTATCGAAGATATAATTAATTCTTAGCATACCCAGCATTTTCATTATGATTGCCTTTTGCTTTTGCAATGACTCATAATCTATTGATATATTTTTTCTATGCCCCTTGTAATTGGGCAATAACTTCGTCCTTACTGGTGAATGACCATTATCGAATGAAATATAAACCCCATCTGGTTCAAACCTCGTAAGATACATATGCAGGGATTTAAAAAATCCAAATATTGCCCCACTGGGTTTTCCATCAGTAGATTTAAGTTTTTCAAATTTGTGAAAACTTTGGTGTAAAATATTTTCGCCGTCAACTAATAATATTAATTTTTTATTTTTCATATTTATTTTTATATTTAATATAATAATCTGATATTAGTTGATGTCCCAGCCCGGTTATCTCTGATACCTCTTTTCTAGTAAACCCCATACCTATCAACTTAGGTATATATGACCTTTGAATCTCTGTACCTTTGATACATTTACCTTTTAATTTGTTTACCATCCTCCCATCCCTAGAAGCTTGAGACATATTGTCTTTTTGTGTACCCCAATAAAGGTTCTTAACTGAATTATTAGTAGGTACATTATCTTTATGGCAAACATAGGGTAAATTTTCGGGATTAGGTATATAAACTAAAGCCACTAATCTGTGTAATAACCATTTTGTAGTACCTATACCTGGTTGAGATAATCCTACTATATACCTCCCATTCTTATTTAGATGAGGTTGTTTTAAGTGATATCGTTTACTTAATATACCCTTACCATTAACATCCCACCTTGAATATATTTTACCTCTCTTAGAGATGTGGTATCCTGGATATCCTGGGATATTATCATGAAGTATTTTATTCTGATACTTACCTTCTCCATGAGTATAGATTGGAGAAGTCCAAGACAGACTACCTATCTTATTCTTGGACCTTGTAAATTGTGTTTTCTTGCTCATCGTCCAAAATCTAATTCATAAAGTGAAACTTCTTGAATCTTTTCCTCTCCAAGATATACATCTAAATAATTCTCTGGTTGGCTATAAGCATCTAGATACCTAACCCTAGATTCCATTCTCAAATTTTTCTTAAGGTACTCTTTAATTACTTTCTCTATACCTTCTACCTCTTTCTTATTCATCGTCTTCCTCCTCCTCTTCTGAATCTGAATAGTTTTCATATTCTACACCATCGACTGGGAATAGATTTGTTTCTATTTTCTCCAGTTGCTTTTTAGTAGTACCTATGGTATTTACTCCGGCTTTCCGTAAAAGTTTTCTACGAAGTTCATCGTCTTCTTCCAAAAGCTTTTGGAATTTCTCTTCCCCTCTTGCAAGAGTTTTACCTTTCAATTTATACCCACCAGTAGTTTTTTCGATTACATCGGTATCTACCAATACATCTTCCAAAGCATAGCATCTGTCAAACCCGACTTCGTGGAATTTAGGATTGAAATATACAGGGCATTTGCTGATTGTAGGTCGAGGAGGCGCAACTTTATTTTTAATAAGTCTGATAGTGACAAGTTTCCCAGCTTTCCTTTCTTTCCCATTTTGTTTAATGGTAACAGACCTTCCTGAATAGAAAGCAGCTCTGATTGAAGCGTAGAACTTAAGTGCTGCACCTCCTGTAGTTGTTGTGTTATCTTTTCCAAATCCGACATTCAAAGCAGTTCTTAATTGGTTAATATATATCTGAGATACTCCCAGTTTGTAGAATAATTCACTTCTGATACGGAAGTATTTATAAAGAGCCTTTGCTCTACCTCCCATTTCGGCTTTACCATCAACCATCTTAGCATCAATATTATCCGTACAGTCGGTTGCTGCAATAGAATCGATTACTAAGAGTATCGGTTCATTGTGAGTTAATTGAGAACGTAAATATATTGCTAAGTCTGCCACTACGTCTGCAATATATTCAATACGGGTATCATTAACAATGGTTACTCTTGCGGGGTCTACCCCATTTATTTCAGCCCAAGAATTCATCCAGGATTGTTCAGCATCTACCCATATCACATGACCTCCAAGTTGTTGAGTAGCATAAGCAAAGTTATAAGCCACCAAAGATTTACCAGAGGATTCTTCTCCAGCAATCTCTACGATTTTACCATAAGGAATACCCTTACCAAATAAGTAGTTCAGAGCAAAGAAAGTAGATGGTATATATAAATCAGTATCAGTAACTTCTGAAGCTAATTTAATCATACTTCCATATTTCTTTGCCATCTCATTTGCTGTTGGTACTTTTAAACCAACCTTAGATTTCTTTGCCATAATGTAATGTCTTTAAACTAAAGAAGGTGATAACAGAACGAATCTAATTACCACCTTCGAATGAAACCATATTACTAACCCTTAAATATCCGATTTTTATTTTCTTTTCTTTTTCTTGGGTTCATCATCTTCCATGTAATGGTCTTTGTGAACTCCCTTTTTCTTTTTCTTCTTGGCCCTTTTTCTTTTTCTTCTTGGATTTATCATCATCATCGTCATCCCCATGGTCTTCGTTTAGATACTGTGAAAGTAAATCTTCCAACTCATCATAGGATTTGATTTGAGAACGAACTATCCCCTCAAGGTCAATTGTACCTTGATATTTCTTGTCCAACTTAGTTGGTTTGCAAGCACGAGCAGAATAAGTGGTGTCTAGTTTACCAGACCCTGAACGTATTATCTTAATATCATAACCAGTTTTTGGGTCGGTCATATCACCTGCCTCATCTTCATCAAGGTAAAGGTCAATGATATCCTGGTATACTGAGCGAGGAACTAAAACTCCCTTATCTTTGCCTTCGTAATCTACCTTACTACCCTTTTCATCTGAGTAAATGATACCACCGATAACATATCTTCTTCTTGGTACCAGGTTCTTGGCAAGTTCCTTGTCATCTTCATCCTTGGAGTTTTTCAATTCTTGGTATTTCTCCATGAATGGGCAAGGTTCATCAAAAGTAGCCGGAGATATAACTCCTCCCAAATTGCCACCCAGGTAGAATTGAATAATTTCGATACCCAATTCTTGGTCATCACCCGGAGATTTAATTCTCATCCTCAGAGTTCCCTCTTTTGGATATACTAACCCACTACCATTTCCCTTGGATTCTAGCTGTTTCTTTCTAGCTAGCATCTTTTCTTTTGTAGAAAGTCCCTCTGATGAAACTTTCTTTTTCTTCTTGTCTTTTATCATAATGATTAGTTTTAATTATTCGGTTCTGAGTAAACTACTTCGTTCATACTCAATACGGTAAGAACGTTTTTCTCTAAGATCTTTTGAAGAGCAGGAGATAATTTATCTGTTTCGAATTCAAGTTCTTTACCCGCATACAAACCATAGGTAACTATTCTACCTATGCCCACCAATTCCCGATAGGTTTTATATTCTTCTGTAATCTCCCCACTCTTTACTACAACTCCTTTACGAGGAACTCCCTCTTTTACTTGTTCAGGGATAATCAAACCCGATTTAGTTTGGTTTACCTCCTTTGGAGATAAAATAAGTACCCGGTTTTCTGTAGGGCATCCAGGTAATTCTTGATTAAATTTCTCAGCCACAAGAGGTGAGATAAATGTCATTGAATAATTCATATTCTAATACTGTTTTTAAAAGTTAGTAATTAATTATAGTTCAATGGGTTAACCCTTTCTTAGATTCGCATTAATAGTTCTTAGTATATTCTCCCGACTCTCATAGGCTTTACATATAGCTATGAACTTATTTGCTTTTTCTACAGCTTTTAAGTATCTCTCATAAATAGAAGAATACTTCTTGTTAAGATTTGCCTTATGAGAAACATATTCGTTATTCCACCTTTCATTAGCATCCTTATAATATACCCAAGCATTGGAATAGGCTTCATCCTTTTCCCTTGCTAGAGCATCTCTTTCTTTTATATACTTGTCTCTCAGGGAAGCAAGTACATAATAACTAGAAGGAGATTCTCGTAGCTGAGAATTAATGATATTCTCATTGATAGATAATTCCTTTTGGATATCAATCTCAATAAGTTTACCTTCAAATTTAACCTTTAGTTTTTTCAGTTCCGTCTTCATAAACTTCTAATAGGTTTTTAAAGTCTTCTTTACTAAATTCCCCCTTACTTATTGCTTTAGTTACTTGAGCAAAAGCCATTTGATAAGAGAGTTTCATACCCGGCAAATTAAGAAGAGATTTATAGATGCTTATCTTATCTACCAAAGCCATTAATCTTAAGTCGCATAAGTTATCGGTACCACCTCTATCGAGTAATGCTAAAAATGCAGCCCAATAAATATGGGTGGCATCTTCATAAGCAAGTTTACCATCCTCATCTGTAGCCATTACTTTAAAAGCCAATCCCTCTAAAGTAGTAAGATTAGTTTGTACTTGAGATAACTGAGTCTTTAATCGGTTAAGTAACATTTTTTCTTGTCCACTCAACCTTAGATTAACTCCATCTAAATACTTAAGTAAATTTTCGATAGAATAACCTAAGCAACCTGCAACCATATAAGTAAGGGCAGTTAATTTGCTTGCATTATCAATCTCTTTCTGTGTTGCCATAATTCCATAAATTTATATTATTTATGTAGACATAGTATCTTCTCTTTTCACTCCTGTAATGGTAGATACTGAATCTGAATGCTTTATATTAGTTTTACAATTAGGACATTGTACTATCCTAAAATAATCGCCCGATTTTTTATAAACCCCAAAAGTTTCACTATTGTCATATTCAAATTCACAATCACATATTGGGCATTTAGCTCTCCATACCGTGGGTCCGTTCAAAATCTTTTTCATATTGCTTCATTTGTTTGTTAAAACGTTTCTTATACTCTGAAATAGGTATGTGTTTATATTTCTTATGTTCTTCCATATATTCTTCTACTGAGAAATCAGGTTCTAACATTTTCTTATAATCATAACCCGGAATAAAAGGTAACTCTTCTGCCATTGACCTACCAATAACAAACTCCATGTCCATTGTGACATCATCTATCTGAAAGCCGAAGTATGGCTTAGTTAATGGGTTCCTATAAATTTGCCACATCTCATATATACTCCAAATATTAATATTCTCTGGTTTAGTAATCTGATAATTAGCATCATGTACCAAACATACAGACTTAGTAGAGGGTAATTTACCTTGTCTCATTAAGTAGTATATGAGAATACTTCCAAATAAACACATATCAGATGCTGCTGATTGACATGGGAAATTTAATGCTAATCTCAAAGCATAAGCTTCTTCTCCCTTATCATTTGAATATATTTGGGGTAATCTTCTTTTCCTCCCAAATAATGATACCAGATGCCCATTCTTTCTAAGGAATTTCTCTTGTTTCTTCAAGAAGGTCTTCAACTTGGGGTGTTGACCAAAGAAGATGTCCATTTCCTTTTGGGCTTCTTCTGGTGTAACTATAATACCAGATTTTGGGTCAGATAGTTTTACTGCTAGTAATTTTGCACCAATTCCATAAATAAGTCCAAAAGCAATTTGTTTAGCTTGCTTTCTTCTCACCTTCCATATCTTATGTTCTGGATGATTTTCATCCTCATATATCTTAAGAGCTTCTTCATAGGGTATATGATATTTAGTAGCAGCAATTGCTAAGTGAGGGTCCTGACCAGAGTTAAAAGCATTAAGATAAGTTTCATCTCCAGATAGATGAGCCATAATTCTTAATTCTGCCTGGCTAAAATCACTAGCAATATATAAGGTTCCTTTAGGAGCTTTTAATTGTAATTTAATATTGGGGTCTACGGATGTCTTGGGAATTTGTTGAGCATTGGGTTCTGCAGAGGATAATCTTCCACTTGTAGTCCCATGAATAAGAAATCTTCCATGTAATCTATCATCATCTTGAACCTTTTCATTCCAACCCTCTATATAGGTTTTATACATCTTCTCTAAACCTCGTAATTCAAGAAGCCTATCAAGGAAAATTGCCTTAGGTGAATCTGGTTTTTTAACGGTTAACCTTAGATTAGTAAGAGTCTCTTCATCTGTACTTGGTTTACCGGATTCATTATTCTTAATTACCTCAAAATGAAAACCTTCTTCCGAATACATCAATGCAGGTAAATCAACTGAACTACCCAAATTGATAGGTCTTATCAATTCTTGTTCCTTTTTAGTTGTGAATATACCAGCCTTGATATTTGAGATTTTCTGTTCCCTTGATACAATCTTTCGTTTATCTTTTGGATCATTATAATCTAGCTCCTCAAGTTCAGCTTCGATAGATTGAATATATTTATCAATCTTTTCTTGATTATACTTCTTTTCGAATTTCTTTACTCTTGGCAAATCATATATAGCTTGTCTAGCCGCATCTATTTTTGGTTTATATGTTTCCAGTAGTTGATTATTGAACTCTCTATCTAGATACAAACCATTCTTCTCTACTGAAGTGAGTACCCTTGATGCAGACATAATTAAATTCCTGAAGGTACTGTACAAACCAAGGTCAATCAGCTTCTTTTCAAAGAATATCATTAACCTAAGAGTATAATCCGTATCTTGACATCCATAATGGCAAAGTGGGTCTAACTCTTTTTTATCCCAAGGTATTTTATCGAAAGCATCTTGCTTCTCATAATTACCATACTCTGGTAAATACCTTCTTACCATTGATTTTAAATCATTAGGTTTTTCCTCGTTTAGTAGATATTTTGCAAGCATACCATCTAAACAAGTACCTCTATAGAATATTCGATACTTTTGGTTTATCTGGTCATCAAATTTCCAGTTCCATGCAACCTTGGTTATCTCATAATTCTCAATTACCTCTTCCCCAAATTTCCTTAGCATCTTTTTCCAATTCCACCCTGGAGATGTATAATCTTTTGTTTCGAAATGGTCTAAAGGAATGGAAGCACCAAACCCTGGCATCCAGGATACTGAGAGTATAGTTGGCTTAAAACTTTTGTTGTATATTGGTTCTGCATTTGTTTCATAGTCACAGCAAGCATAACCAGTAGCTTTACAACAAGCAATAAGTTTTTTAAGCTCTTTCTTGTTTTTTATTATTGTATACCGTGTCTCCATATTTTAAAATAGAAAAAGGGACATACCTACCAGTAGTAGATACATCCCTCATTATTAATACTTCTCTTGTAAATCTTCCAGATTGGATGATAATGCTAACCAATCCTTCTTATAAGCATGAAGAGAATCAATAGTATGATACAGATAACCGGGTTTAACCCCAACCTCTCTAGCTACGTATTCCATAAGTTTCCATGCAAGGTATATATCATTACCCAAGTGAGTAATAAAATCCGAACTTCTTTGGTGATAGCAAATATGTAATACCTTCTCCCCCTTACCATTCTGACGAATAAGAAAATCATAATACATAGAGCAAGGAATACGTTGTCTACCACCATAGTATAAGGTATCATCATGCTCAAATATTGGTATAATTGCTTTTCTTGTATCTGGGTCTCTCTTTAAAAGACGAACTAAATCTTTTATTAATACTTCACCCATTCTCTCATTGTATGTGTAATCGAACCTACCCTTATCATCAAGGAATTGTTCCCATAAATCTTTTCTTAATTTCCAAGCTTCTCCTGGATTTATATCATTAGGGGATATTCTTTCTTGGAACTCTGCATCTGCCCATTCTCTTGAATGAGAGAATACGAATAACCATACCGGGTCTCCCAATGAAGTTAAGCAATATTGTTGGCAAATGAGTTCTTTAGTAATAAAATCCTCATTACCTTCAATGACTTTATTTTGATAGGTCTTTGGTTTTACAAGTTGACCATAACTGTTGAGTTCTCTGCCCATTTCGGACATTAACTCAAAACTGTTAGAATATATCCTCATATTATATAAATTTAACTGTATGACATTGTAGAATTAACCCAGGTCATATGCCAGTAGCGAAATACAAAATTATCAAAATCCTCTACCTCTTTCATTAACAAGGGTATATCTGGTTCTGCACCGTTCTTTTTAATCTCTAAAACTTGGTAATAAAATTTGTTTACTAATCCTATCCGCTTCTGATTTAAAAATTCCCTAGCTTCCATTGTTGTTCTTTTGTTTTAAAAGTTTCTTCTTATAGGCTTTACGTTGAGAGTAAGAAATTACATTCTCGGGATATTCAATATCTTCGTATTCAAGAAGTAATTCTTTTGCTTTCATTGATTTATATGTTTCTTCATATAAATCTGGTCTGAGCACTTTAAAACTTCTAAAGAATACCTTGAATGAAGAGAATTCCTTCTCTGTGCCCTTTTGGAATTTTTTCCATATCTCTTTTATTCTCTTATTCCAAGCATTCTCTTCTGCCCCCTTAAGTACCTTCTTCAATGGCTTATGGGTATGATACATTAGAAGTGTCTCCACATTTCCGTACATTTGAGTCGCGAATAGGTTGATTTGTACTGACTGGTCCGGCCCATATACGTACTCTGACATTCGTTGAATTAATAGGAAATCGAATATTAACCTCTTGGTAATCTCCGAAGCCCGAACTACCATTGTAATAACTGGAATGTCCTCCCCGAATCGTTTTGAAAAAGTCGCTGCTATTAGACATTGCTTTCCATTATCATGATGATTGTTAAACATATAGGTTATATTGTAATTCTGATTGTACTTATTTCTCAGTACTCTCAGTTTACTACGCAACAAGTCAAGCTTATTAAAGTCTATATAGTTATTCAATAAGCTAGTCCACTTAGTTTCTTTATAATTGAAACATCTTCCATAATCAAATTCTGGGTCTACCCAGGCCTTGCGTATCTTTATGAATACATTATACACTACTGCTACCCCACTATTGGCAATAGCCCCCTTTGCAAATAAAGCAGGCTCTAATCTTAGGAATCCCTCATTGAGTTTTTCCCATGCTTCTTGTGAGGTAGCAAATTCTAACGAATGGAGGGACTCCTCCGGATTAAGTTGAAGTCCCTCTAATTTATGGTTCCATCCTGACATGTTAATAATTAGTTTGTTGCCTCCATCTATTGAGACGCTGTTTTTTAAAGAATAAACTGAATAACCCTTGGTCTGTGAACCCATTCAATGCAAGGAATCCCATATATAGGTAGAAAGCTTTTACCAGTGATTCCTGGAAGTCTATCTCTTTAGTCATTACTTGGGTTTGTTTCCAAGGTCTAGACTTAAGGAAATTCCTTGCCTTGTTCAATTCATATATCACTTCCCATAAGTATAACTTCTCTGCCTCATGTGATAATGCATTCATCTTATGAAAACCGGGGATGTAAGAGATGATTTGTTCCCATTTACCATCTTCATCAAAAAAATCCTCTTCACAAATAATATCGAATTTCAATAAATTCTGGTAGTCGGAATATTTTACCACTAACTCTTTAACACCCATAGCCATCACATCAAATAAGTTCTTTGCCTTATTATAGCTAAGAATATCTTCAGGAAGTATATTTGAATATACTAGAAGAGTAAAGAAAAAGCCTAAAGCATCTGCTTGTTCTTCATTTGCATTAGCAAGAGAATTCAATATCAATTGACATTCATTTTCATTGAACATCTCGATATTCCAACCATTCTTCTGACATAATTCAAATACTTCTTCGGTAGATTCAAAACCCTCGGTAAGTTCTTCAATTACCCTACCTATAAAGTCCTTGAGTATTACCTGGTTCTTTGCATTATTGATATCAAATGGGTAATCAGGTAACTGTTCTATTTGCCTATATCCCTGCAATTGTTCTAACCCCAATTCATACATCTTTAATAGTACCCCATTAGTTTCTACTTTAGGTACTGGTTCACTTATATTTCTTATGTCCAAAATGTTAACTTTTATAATGTTTACCATTAAGATAATTACCAACAGTAGCATTACTAACCTTCAACCTTTTAGCTATGTACTTGTTAGTATTACCTTTTATTCAATCTCTCTAATCTTCGAATACTACGTACTGTTAATGAAGTATGAGGAGCAAATAGACCTCTTCTACATTATTTCTAAGTTTAGTACGTTCGTATCCTTTATGGAAGAAAGTCTTTACGGGATGTCCCTTATTATAAAGCTTACCCTCCCGAGTAATATGATATCCTGGGAATCCTAATATATTATCTTCCACTATTTTATTTATTTTGAGATGAACCAAATCCCTTATCTCCTCTACTTCCCCACATCTGGGATTCAGTATAAAACTCCTCTTGCTGAATCTCCTCTGGCTCGGTAATATGAATGGGTACATGAATAAATTGTACCAGCTTTTGACCAGCCTCGATAACCTGAATTTCTTGAGAAGTGTTATATATCCCAATATGTATCTCTCCAACATAGGGAGAATCCACTATCTCGGCAGTAAAGATTAATCCTTTCTTAGTAGCTATACCAGATTTGTTTGCTGCCATTAACATAGATGCAGGAGGTTCTAGCAAACCTTTGATACCCGATGGGATAAGTATCCTATGCCCAGGTTGTAAAGCTATATGCCTTACGAAATGTTCACTAAAGGGTATATCCAAATCATATCCTCCTAAATCAAATTCATTCTTAGAGTGGATATCCTCTGAAGTCAAGTTGGTTGGTACATAAAAATCTAACCCAGCATCATTTGGGTTTGCTCTGTTGGGAGATACTACCTCCCTTACTTTGATAAATCTAAATCTGTTCATAATATATTACATTTACGTAAAAGTTGTCCAAAGGTTAATTTCTCGGGTCTAGAAACATGTACTCCCAATGAATTACACATTCTGATTACATCGGTAGAACCTTCCATACAAAGGTTAGCAAGTACATCTTCTTGCTTTACAAAATAGTTTGGGTTGTTAAGGTATACCTTGAACATAGCCCATATCATCTCTATTGGTTTCATTATTTAGTACACTCTTTATAAAGTTCTCTAATACGTTTTCTGGGTACTTCGAATTTCTCAACAGTTTTGGTAATAACTTCTTTTTTGTCTTTCCCTTTCCGAATCAAGCCTCGGATGTATTTCTTGATACCAACCGTATCTTCTAATACATCCAAATCCTTGTATTGATTCTTCTGTTCTAGCTCTTTCCTTGTGATATTCAAGTTCTGAGACATCTTGAATGCACATAGCTCTGAGTCTCCGCATAGCTTACACTCTTTAGTTGATAGGTCATACCCAATACCGAAGCAAGGGTCTCCATTAGTTCCCAGAGTACTAACATCTATGGGAGTAAGGATATCTTGCTTCGATAAGTCAGGAAGTTGTTTCTTTTTCTTAGCCATTATATATCTTTTTTTACGTTTATAAAATGTATATTTCACTGTTATCTTCTATGGGAACATAGGAATAACCGATGTTATTTATAAATAGTTCCCTGAGTTTATATAATTCTTGGTATGAATTTCTATCAGGGCTCTCTTGACATACTTTGACTACCATACCATTACTCCAGTACAAACAAAAGAAATGAGTAAAACATTCTGGGGTATTTTGAGAAGTTTCCAAGTTTGATATCCATATCAAATCTCTACAGTTGAATACATGTTTAGGATTATGTACCTCTCCCACAACAAGAGACTTAAACGACTTAAACCATTCTTTAATCTTCTTCATCATAAGTGTAATTAAGGTGTTTACAATGGGGACAGACCCATTCTTTTAAATGCCATCCCTTGATTTCTAAATCCTCTTTATGAAAACGTTTCTTACATGAATGGCATTGATAGCCATCCTTAGAAAGTATGAAGTCTAAAGCGAGTATTATTATCATAATAACAACCGCTGTAATTAAAATATATTTCTCCATCACTGAAAGCCTTTGATTTTCTTTTTAGTATTATTGGGTTTCCTTAAGAGTACCCAGCAATAAATACCGGATGCAGAGATTTGGATTATCTTCCAACCATCTGATAATAGAGTAGTTAGTTTATTATCATCCTCATCTCTGATACATATTAGTTTATCATTATTCATAATGCCTATATGCTTATTAATTGTAATCTTCTTTTCCTCCTACGGAGAAAAAGTAAATACTCATAGTACTTCTAGTTAACTCTTAATAAGGCTATGGTTAGGATGTTTCTTCCATAGCTTATCTAACAACATTACTTTCAATTCTTGTCTCTGATAATATTGCTTCCTATGCTTACCATGCCTATCTAAATAAGGGCCAGGATAATGAAGGTCATCCAGGTATACTTTCTTTTTCGATTTATCGGTTCTTACCAAACGACCAAGAAACTGAATAGATTTTTCCTGACTATCCATGCTTGCTGCATTAAGTAAATACCTAAGCTTAGGAAAGTTTTTACCTCGAGCAATGATTGTAGTTGATACCAGGATATCTATTTTGCCTTCCCTAAAATCCCTCATTATTTGTTGTCTTAACTTAGAGGGAGTATTAACATGCACGTAGGCAATATTATAGGCATCGCCCAGTTTCTTTTTAAAGAACTTATATAGATTTTCACAATGTGCAATATGCTTGCATACTACAAGAGCAGGATATCTACCTTGATTAATATTCCATCGTAATCGATTATAAGCCATGGTCCACGCGGTATTATTTTCGGTAATAGAATCATCATATATCTCCTTATAGGATATACAATCAGATTCCCAATTACCATACCAAGGTTTACCGGGTACCATCTTTACGATAGTTTTAGTTGAGTAACCCTTCTTGATGGAATCCTTAAGTTTAAACTCAGCAATCACTTTACCAAAGAAACATTCTAGGTTCATGTTCTTGACCTTATCCTTAGCAAGTTTACTCATATAAATGGTACCAGATAACCCTATACGAATTCTGGTATTAAACAATCTAGTGATTACATTCTGATATTGCTTACTACCTCCCTGGTCAGCCTCATCCACAAGTACCATATCTATTTGAGATAATTCCTTTTGATAGAACCTCATATTCCTTGAGATGGATTGAACCATACCTATAGTAAAGTTACTCCAGTTTAAAACCTTGCCTTGAACAAAAGTGATATCTTCTCCCGGAAGATATTGCTTAAATTCTTCTCTAGCTTGATTTAACCAATCTGAGTCATTAGTTATTAGCAAAGTCTTTAACTGCTTCTTATAGGTTAAATATAAAGACGACATGATAAGAGTTTTACCGGCATTAACCGTGTAATCTAATACACCAATATGGAAAGGTGTATCACCTACTCGATTATTAATCACAGACTTAACTGCTTTCTCTTGCTCGGGTCTTAATTTATATTTACCTATATTCGTAACTACTTTACTGACTTTAGGTAAGGGTTGTCTCATATCTACAACTTTAGGTTTAATCCCCATTTCAATACACATATCGTATACCTTAGGAAGTAAACCTATTTTAAATTGCCCAGTCTTGGTAATGTAGTGAATTTTACCATCCCAATTCTGCATACCTCTTTGCCTTGTACGTAAGTAGAAAGCATTTGGGTGTCGAATGGCAAACTCATTATAAAGTTTCTGTGCGAACTTAAGAGGTAAGTCAAGTTCACACATATTTCCATTCTGAATAATTAGCTTACTCATTTGATAATTACAGTTACACCCTTAGTAGCTTTATCCATGCCCATTGCTTCCTTGAGAAGTTTCATATGATGCTCCTCATCCGCAATCAATTTCTCAAGGAAATAATTCACGTCATTATAATCAGAACGTTCCTCGTATTGAGCAATTGCTCTTTGGATTTTCTTGTAGTGACCAATAGTTTCTATCTCAGAATTCAAAGCAATCTTTAAAGCTTGTTCCCAAGTAGAACCAATCTCAATTGTAGGATTAATATTCATGGTAGAGTAATCCTCGTATGGGTCTGCCCTTTGTAAGAAATCAGATATCTTGTCAAGATGCCTCATCTCTACCAAACCAATACCCAACATCAATTCTGATACCTCCTCGAATCTAGAAGACTGTTGGGTATACATAATAATTGCACTTAGTTCTGAAAATTTGGCATTCTTCCAAATCACATAGAACATATTAATTATCTCATCAGGCCAAGGGTCGATATCCTTAAAATCTGGATAAGTTACCGATTGGTCTGAATACTTGAGGACATCAATAAAAGCATTAGCTGCATCCTCCACTCTGTTCCCTAAAAATTGTAAGCCTTTCATACATTTAGTTATTTATAGAATCCCAAAGACTCCCCTCTACTGTAGGTTCATCTCCAAGAAGTTGTTTATTCTTATTCTTATATAAATACTTATTGTATCTTTCAATTGCTTTATCCGTATACATCTGTGCAATATCTGGTAACCCATTACACCAGGCAAGAGACTCAAACTGAGCATCAATGAATGTCCTATAATCCCAGCCTTCCTCCTTTAAGAAGTCACCAACCTTTGCAAAGTGTACATACTTCTCTGGTTGATTTTCATAAGATTCATATATACCAGTTGCCTTAGCAATCTTACCTATAAAGTAATCATGTATCTCTTTAGTAAGCTTTGAATCTGAATATTGCAATTCTATCTCGGCATCTACTTGATTAGTAATGTTATCCTGCATAGATATTAACCTTTGCATAACATTCCTATAATCAGTCATCCTTTTTAGTCCAGTCTCTATATACTTGATAAAACCTTCCCTGGTATCAAATTTAAAATCTTCACAAAAGGTATTACATATCTCTGCAAGCTTTTTACAATTTGCCCATTCTCGAGAATTACTTTCATTTATTTTACGAACTCCCCTATGCTTTAACTTTATACGAGTTGCATATAAAATATCAGCAACAAGGGCAGCATCCCCCTTAGATGCTAGTAAAATGTTATTAACTCGCTTAGTATTCTTATTATTAGAAACTAAGACTGCTCTATGATTTATTGCCTCCTTTCGAGCAATAACAAAAAAAGCCTCAACTGGGAAGTTATCTACCTCTAGGGTATTTAATATTTCCTCAAACTGAGACTTAGTTATATGGATAGATGGTTCACGCATAAATATATTATTTTATAATATAATAGGAACTCCCTATTTCAATGAGTTTCTGATTGATATCAATTCTTGATAACTTTGGTACCTGGTAGCATATACTAACTTAAGTGTCTGACTTCTCCCTAAATCATTTACGTCTTTTCCGTCTGGTAAAAACACCACCTTGACTTTTTTATATGCAACAAGCTTGAGAGCCAAGTTGATGGCATATTCTTTTGCGTCTGGGTCCAACAATATAATATATCTTTGGCATTGGGATTTAAGTAGTTCATTGACTTGGTACTGACTAATAGCTTTGCCCATTGTGGCAATTGCTCTATCCCCAATTGTGAGAGCATTAAGTGCTCCTTCGCAAATGAATACCGACCGATACATCTCCAACGCATCATGATTAAAGATGATAAACTGTTTTCCCAAACCGGTGATGTCTTTGTCTGGGTTATTATATCTGGGCCCTTTGCCGATAACATTTCGAGCATTGTAATACCTAAGTTGTCCTCGATAATAAAACGGGATGATAAGGTACCCATATGTCGTACCCATTGTTCCATATCCGATACCACATCTTGAAAACTTCTCGAGGTTAAAGCCGCGTTTCTTGATATATCCCCGAATGCTTTTTGCAAGTTGGCTGTCTCCAAGCGAAATATTTCTAAATCCCTCAGGGAGATATACTGGCTTACTTTCGGCAAGCTCGATTTTCTCTTCCTTAAATTGAAGTTCATCAAATTGACCATTGTTCAAAAAATTAATTAGTTCATGGTACTCAGTAAATCCTTCTATGTCCATTATTAGTTGAGCAGGAGAAGGATGGGCATTACATCTAAAACAATTGGTTCTATACATAGAAAGGTTAACTCCCAACTTCTGTTCTCTCCCGCAATATGGGCAAGTGGGAATGCGTAACCATCCGTGCTTATAATCGAATGCTCCCAATCGTTTAATAAAGTATGTCCTTAGTCTAGATTTAAACTGGTTTGTTATTTTCATAAACTTCTATTTAAGTAGTGACTAATACTAGCTTTACTTAGCTTATACTTTTCTCCCAATTCTTTATTGGAGTAACCCTTGGCTTTATCCCTAATTAACTCTCGTACCCTATCATGTCCTAATCTATATCTCTTTTTAGTTTCTTTAACGTATCTATGAATATGGGTTATATTGTATTTCTGTTTTAGTTCCTTTATAGTAACACCGTTTAAATAATCTTTATTAAGATTAAGTATATCCTTTCTAGATATGGGTACTTTACCTTGAGGTCTAAACCTATTATCCCTGATACACTGTTGTATATTTTCTTTCTGTGTACCCCAATAAAGATTAGTATGTATATTATTGCAAGGGTTATTATCTTTATGATATACAAATGGTTTACTCTCTGGGTTAGGTACCCAAGCTAAGGCTACTAATCTAGAAGCCTGAATCCTTTTATGTTTATTACTATCTCTTAATATATGATATATCCTACCCCGATTGAGGGTACCTTTTAATAACATCCATACTTTTCTTTTAGGGTAGTATCTATATAACCTACTTCTCTTAGAAATATAATAATCTGGCCACCCTACTATATTAGAGATTAACTTTCTTTTAGATATCACCTGATTTCTTCTCATACTTTTCTTTATTTGCAGAGGGATTATCTTTAGAACTCTTCATCATAGAATCTAATACTCCAGAATACACTTCATCATATTGTTTACGTTGTTCCCTTGTAAATTCCGTACATCTTTGCCTTTCGACATCGCATTTGAATAATGCTCTACCGGAAGGAAGACCATCCCTTTGTACTACTATCTCAGCTCGAAGAATATTATCTTTTTCTTCTTGCTCAGTAGAGTTAAGACCCATGATAACCTGGGCATTACGAACAATGGCAATTGAACCAGAGATATCATTCTCATCATATCTGGTTTTTCTATGTTTTTTACCCTCTCTAGTAATATGATGTGCAGTCCAGATTATATCAAGTTTCATTTCTTCGGCTAAGTTACTCAAGTCTATATATACATTAGATATCCTTTCGAAATCTTCTCTATCACCCGCTATTGATGCAAGCTTACCAGCGTAGTCAACCATAAGAACTTTAATATCAATCCCTTGATTACGAAGCTGAATTATCTTCTCTCTTATATAAGTGGTATTAGTAATCATCGCTGGTACACGCTCAACTACTAATTCGACTCCAAACCTTGCAAGTTTCCTTAAATGCTTTGCCTCAAGTTTATCATATTCACCCGAGTATAATTCCTTCTTAGTTTTATTAATACTTGATTGAATGAAACGGTCCATAATTTGTTCTTGACCATTTTCTGTATCAATATATAATACAGACTTCTTCATTCTAAGATAACCTCTTGCAAGATTTACCATGAAGAAGGTTTTCTTTGCCTTGGGTTTATCTAGTATCACATTAACCGAATGTTCTGGATAACCTCCTGCATTGGTTAAATCATTCAATTGCCTAAATGGGCATGGTAATACTGAAGGTTCTGATTGCCTTCTAAACTGTCTCTCGGTAATATCTCGAATCATATATAGGGGTTCATCCTCTTTCTTAGGTTTACTTTTCTGAAGTACTTTCTCAATCTTCCTTGAATACTCTTCATATTGTTCGAAGTTATCTAAATCAAAAGAGTCATTCAGGTTCTTCATTTCAACATAAGTAGAGAACTGATATATCTTTTCTTTTATGTAATCAGAATCCGATAGGGGTATATGATAGAGATTACTTATTAGTTTATTGATATTGGGTATATCATCTTTAGTTACCAAATCCACATAGGTTTTAGATTCTAGTAACTCTTTTAATACTTCCTTTAAGATATTCTCGGAGGGCATTCTGCCTTGCTTCTTAAAATATTTTGATATACCCTCGAAGATAAGGGAGTGTTCTATGAGAACCAGGTAATTGGATTTAATCCTTTTGAGTACTAATCCTCCTTCCTTATCTTTTAAAACAAACCTGAGTATCTCGAACTGAAACTCAGGAGAAAAACTGAACTTGATGTTGTCTTTAAATTTCTTCATATCTATATTGCAATATTATATAAACTAATAGATTTTGATAGTACCGAGATAGTTCTGAGCATGTTGACATCTATCTAGAAACTACTAATCCACTACCTTAAGCTCCAGATTATTTAATATTATTATTTTATATAAGAAAAAATACTTATATTTGCATAACGAATATTTAAAAACATGGGAAAAAGTAAAGGAAATAATGGCTCAGAGCTTCATCGATTAAAACCTATGCAAGAATATGATGAAGCTACTTTCAATAGACTTTATAAAGTCTGTAAGCCAGTGATTAGGAATCTTACCAGACAGATTGATTATAAAAGGTTTAATCTTACACCAGATATAATTCAGTCTTATTTCTGGGACAAGATGTTATTTGTTTTTAATAAATACTATGGTGAATGTACTGAAGAACATCTTAAAGCAAGAATCCTTGCATCACTTAGTACATTCAAAAATAAATTGCTTCGTTCTGCATACGGAGAACAGGCAGAGTATAATCAAAGCCTCTTTAAACTGGATGATTTATTCGATAATGACAAAGAACTAGAAGATGATAGTGAAGAAGAGAAAGCTAAATCCGAAATGATAGATATGATGTATACTTATATGAAAAATAAACTTTCTCCGGATGCTTATCTTTTATTCGAAGTATTAATTACTCCTCCCCCCTTCATTAAAGAGAGACTCGGAAATAGTACAAGGATTACTAATATAATGCTCATAGAATTTTTCGAAATGCCTAAGACTAATGAATCCATGAGATATATTTCTGAACTTAGACAGGATATACAGTATTGGGAAGATAGAGCTAAAGAAGAACTTAGATATTAACACAAAAGAAAAGGGACGTTTCCCAACGTCCCTTTCCGAGTGTTTACTCTAAACAAACTATGCAAAACAAGAGTTTACTTAGACAATACAAATAATACACATGAGTTATATTAACAACTAATTACGACCTATGATATTTTTTGAATATATCTTAAAGTAATAGTCGGTGGCAATTTCTCAATATCCAAAGTTTCTACCGAAGTCTCTTGTAGGAAAGATTCCCCTATTAAATTCCAACTTACTACAATAGCACCATCTTGAATACCCTTGGTGGGAGTCCCTCTACCGAAGTCTCCATTCAATCCCGTCTCCCTATTAAAGAAAGATTGGGGTCTAACATTCTCCCAGTTATTGGCATCATCCTGTTTACCTTTAGATACACCGAGAGCATGCCTATGTCTTGGTAAATCATCGCCTTTCAATTTAATAACAAAGTTACCTTTAGTGGGAGTATAGAAATCCCCAATATTCTGTAGCATCATCTCGTCTCCAATTTGAATACCTCCGGCCTGATATCCTATTACTATCCTACCTGAAGCCTTTGTATATTCAGCCCATCCTTCAGGGATTACATCGGTTTCCCATAAAATTATTGAACCTATGGGTAAACTAGCAGTATTCAAAGAATCAGAGAATTCCTTTCTGAGAGCTTCTAGTTGCCCATCAATGTATTGCTTAATATTCAATAGATTCCCATTTTCATCCTCTACCGGAAACCCAGTATTCATTTTCTCTACTTTAGTTATGGATTCTTTCATCATACTGTGAGTAGCAGTAGTATATGGGATCTCCTGGAATTTGCCCTGATAGGGTACAATAGCAAAGTTCTCATTTCTTTTAGTCATAGCATCTGTACCCTTACCATATATCCCAATAAGAACAACAGAATTCCTATTGTTAGAATAATAAGGGCAAGCAGTCTCTACCATCTCTAGAAGATTACTAAGAGTCATACTATAATCCGAATAAATATCATTATTAAGTACATTGGGATTACGATTCTCTTCAGAAATTGGGTAGTATATATCTAGAGATTTTTTATATAACTCATAGAAACTTTCTGAAGATTCATTCCAATAAGCTACAAAATCTACTGGATTATCTACGGGTTCGGAGATAGTAGTGTGTACTGCAAACAGTAATACTTCATCGGTGGACCCTTGGGTTCCCTGAATATTCTCGATGGTCAATGTTTGTTCATCAGAGATAAATATATAGCCATCTCTTGAAATACACCCAAAATTTATATCGGGTAATTCTCCATCTTCAGAATCTTTAGACATATACCTTGCTGTAATCCTATCCTTAATTACATTAGCAAATTTACTACCAGAAACTCCCTGAGGAGAAACAACCAATTTATTACCATTTATGGTGGCTGAGCCAAATCCACAGAATGGCCCCAAACCAGAAGGGGCAGCAATTGCTTCGGCTGCTTCCTTAGATTTGATTATACCTTCATACTTAAAGTACGTTTTCATTGTTCTTTGTATTTTTAAAGTTATTCTTTTGTTCTGCCATATCCCTGAAAGCTTCTCCGAGTTCATTAAATTTGAGAGTTAACAGCTTAAAGATTATCTTCCAGATACTATATTGTTTTTTAATGCCATGTATTTCACATATATGCCCATAGATACTATCTATTTCGAAGCAATAGCATAATATCATTATAGTAATGGATACTCCCATGGGATCTACTCCATAGGGTTCTCCAATAGCTTTCCCAATTACAGCCCCAAGTAAGATATAACAAATATAATCAACCAGCTTATTTAGGGTTCTCCTACCGGCCCCTGACTTTCGAATGACTATATCTTGTACTCTACTTGCAGATATACCAAACCATAAATCTGAAAGTATCAATATTACGGCAAGTAATATCATCCACCTAAGGTCATAAATAATTTGGGTACATTCTCCAAATAAACCAATCATTGAAGTCTTGAACAGAGATTGAGTAGTAGTCTCTGTTACATTGTCTATTGCACTCTTTATCATACTTCTTCAATTTTCCACATTTGATTACTATAAGTGGTAATGGTAAATGTCTTCTCAGAAGTGTCATCTGATTCCCATTCCAACTTTTGAGGATTAACGCTTAATAAGTCAGCATCTACTACCGTAAACTTAGCCCGTACCGAAGTATCGGCAACTGATTCAAAAATGTATTCTCCAGCGGTAGCCGTAGTAAATTCATATCCGGCTCCACCAGCATCAAAAGTAGTTACTTTGCCAACTTGTCTAACTCTACTATCGAATTCAGCTTTATTAGAACTACACCTAATTAAACAATATACTTGTTTAATGGTACCCTTTAATTCGGCATAACTTGGGTCAACGGTTAATTCTATAATAGTAGGGTAATCTTCCAATATTACTTGACACCTTAATGAAGAACCATCATCTGCCACAAAAGTATAAGTACCTGCTTTAGTTAATACAATCTCGGATTCAAGATTATAGGTTTCCCCAGTTTCATCACAAGTTGCAGTACCACTTACATTGACCCCGTTTTTCATTTCTTCAAGGCTAAATTTACAAGCTGATACTTCATCCAATAACTGATATACTGCATAAGTATCATCAATTTGGCTTTCGGGTAATGACCAGTTAGGTTCTTTCCACTTTGAATCTGAAGGATCTGAAGGAACTATCTTTAGTTTGTTCTGATATACAACTGGGGTATTCTTAACTACCCAAGTAGTCTTTGCAGTTGGGTAGGCTACAGATTGGAAAGTATAAGTACCTGCTCTATTAGTAGTATATACATACCCGTTTTCAGCATTGAAGGTTTCCCCAGTTTCTACTACTTTAACTCGGTAATCATCACCATTACCCGAAATACATTGTATTATTACGGTAGTTTTTGCAGAACCGTTATATAGAGTAGATGTAGATGGATTAATACTGATCCTATATATAGCAGTTTTACCTGAAACTACTTCAAAGATACCCACACCTTCATCAGTTTCTCTTTTATCTAAAGTACATTTGAATTTATAAGTACCATAGCTGTTAGCAATAAATTTATCCCCATTCTTGAAAGTCTTAGGATTACCTATTAACCTACAATATAATTCTCCAGTAAATGACTCTGGGTAATTTGAAGTTATGGTTAAAGTAGTAACTGCATCCTTCATAGTTTGATTATTTCCAACTCTAAATTCTGAGGGTGTACATCTTACCTTATAAGTAACTTCTTCTTGGGTTACTACAAATGAAGTTTGTTTTACAGGAAATTCCACAATCTCAAAAAAGTAAGTACCGGGTTTTGTAAATTCCCAAGTTGAGCCCGATATTTTTACTTGATCGGTGCCCACTAATCGAACATTACAAAGTTTCTCTGTCCCTTTATAGGATACTCTAGCTATCACCCTTGTACTAACCTTTAAAGTAGTTGGGGTTATTTTACCAGTTAGGGGCTCACAAGAAATAGTATATGAACGGTTATAAGTTTCCTGCCTTACGGTAATTTGGGTTATCTTAGAATTATCCCCAACGCTTCGAAAGTAATAAGTACCAGCCCTTGGAATATTAAATACCGAACCACTTTCATGTTTAGTATAACCCCAGTTAATTCTATCACTCGATATTTGATATCTCAAATCTGCATTCACCCAATCTGAGGTTACAGTTACCAATACTGGTACTTCATATACTTCTGAAGTAACTAAGTTGGGTTGGTCTGGGTTTACCAACTCGGCCTTAATCGAATACCCATCATTTACTACAAAACCATAATCTATAGTGAAGGATACGTGATAAGGTATGAATCTAGTAAAGAAACTTTCTACGGCTTCCCTAAATTTTTTAAAAGCCTCAGAATTAGAAGTATACCCATGACCAGTAAGTTTAAAACTTACGGAAATACATTGAGAACAATCAAAGGTGTTATCAAAGGTATATTTACTATCGTACTGATAGTATTGGTCAAAGTGGGGATGACCTTTTATCCAACCATCATACCCATCGGCTTTTGCTGGGTCTGTTATTACACAGGTTAACCCATATAACCTCATCATGATCTCGAAAAATTCTGATGTACCCCTTATTTTGAAAAGAGATACCGAATATCTCAAGATGTTTCTTACCTGAGTACTGGTTAAAGTAAAAGGTCCCTCTTTGGGTATTATCCAAAGCTTTGATAACTCCTGGAGTTTACTATCCGAGTAGAACCCATTAAAGTACTCTGCCCATTTCTGTGCATCTATCGTGTTCCCATAAGCAAAGGGCATTTCTCCAAGAAATTGCCAAAGGAAATTGAGATACATATCTGGGGTTTTATCTATATCGATAATATCCAATATATTCTCAATATCCTTTGTAATATAATCTTCAAAATGCTCTCCACAAATTTCTAGAAACCTCTCTAAGATGCCTTTACCATTTACCTTATAAGTATCTTGGTCCTTATATTCAAAAGGTAAAAAGTCGATTAAATTTTTGAGGTTTATCATACGATTTCGTTAACGGTTAATGTTAATTGTGAAGCATTCTCGAATACTGGTAAGTTGAAACCTGGATCTTCATAGTCATGGTTTGGTTCAGATACGGTAATAGAATATCGATAACCTGATTGATAGCTATTGTTTTGGATATCCAATGAGAAATCAAAACCATTAGCTTTATCTACAATCTGAATAGAGCTACCGACTGAGCCAGTAGTTACATAACCATTAGATACTGAACGTACTGTAAAAGTAGTTGAGGAATTGAAGGTTATGTAGTAAGTCATAGAACCCTTTGCCTTGTTCAATTTAAATTGGCCAAGGCTTAATTCTTTATTACCATAAATGGTAGTAGGCCAAGGTTTAATATAGAACTTGGTTAGATGTAGATAATCTACAGTTGACAGATTATCTATTAGGGCATAGATGTCTGATACCCTTACGCTTCCACCTATCTGAGCTTGTTCTGGAGAATAGGCATTATATAAAGCCGTAAGAATTTGAGTTTGTATCTCTGCCGTCTTATAAGACTTCTTACCGGTAACGTTCATTTCTAGAATAATCTGAACCTTGCCTGCAGACTTAACTTTTAGCCAAGTAGTCAGAGGGGCCCTTTGAGATAGAAGATTATATACTCTACTGATTAATTCAGAAGATGCAACAGCTCCACCATCGGGGCTAATGTATACTGTAAGCTTTCTACCGCATTCATAATCGGCTTTAGCCTTGTTTACACCATCTACTAACATAGCTAAGCTTTCAAAGTCCTCCTTAGTAATTGCTACTCCCAGAGTCTTTACACTCAAAGGTATATGTTCCTTGAGCATTGTAAAGTTCTCATAGTTTGAACCTCCTCCAGCATCATAAGCATTACTTACAGTAGCATCAGTGATTGAAGAAGAAATGATCGAGGGTACGGATGTAATAGTATTACTCTTTACGTTACCCTGAGAACCATTGGTTAAATAGAATACTACATTGGTTATCTTTGCACCTGCTGCAGGTTTCTTACCGAAAGTTCCATCCCCAAACATTATGTAAGGGTTAAGAGCTTCATCTACTGAAACCATAAAGTGTTTATCCGTTGGCTTTGATTTTGCAAAGGTATCTACCAATACCCAAGTTTCTCCACCTATCTGTAAAGACATAGAGCCCTGTTCATAGTACTTACCATTAGGCAATGTACCAAGGTGAACTATTACCCTGTCTCCAGTAGGTATTAGCATATTATTAAGAGCACTTGCAGTATATTTCTCATGTTGAATTATAGGTACTTTACATGTGGTTACATTTGAATACCAAGTTACATCTCTAGCAGATAACCAAGAGTTACCACTGGAATCCGTAAATAGAGTTCCTTGAGGTATGGTTAATTTAGCACCGATAGAATTACCAGTAATACTTCTAGATAAGATTACATCTACCGTAGCAGCAATCGCTGCTCGAGCATGGTAATCTACCAGAGCTCCATGTTTAACTACCGAATCATACCTTCTTGCCGTAGATAGGAAGGTTTCCCTTGCCATGTTATCTACATAGTAGTGAAGTACTTCGGCAATTGCCGCAAATAATGAGAGGATGATAATTAAGATATTCCCCTCCGAATAATCCGTTATGAGTTTCTGACCTTGGGGGTCTTTAAGTCCCATAAGGGATTCAACCAGCTTGGCCTTAATCTGTTGATAAGACCTCTGGTATGGGTTAAGCCATTTATTTGTGATTCCCATATTATTGTGTATTTAATGAATTATCCGAACTGTCATAGGTGATATCGAGGTACTGACTAGAATTTGTTCCATTTACTACATAAGATACTTCTATATGTATTTTTGCATCAACTCTAGTAACTGTGATACTTTGGAAGGTTATTCTCTGTTCCCAAGCACCTATGGCTTGTTTTAAAAACTCTTTAATTATAAAACTTAGGGCTTGTGAGTTTGGTTCCTCAATACATTGCCATAGTTTACTACCAAAGTTTTCCTGTCGAAATCTCTGACCTATCATGTAGTATAATATCGAACTTATATTATCCCGGATAAGTTTAAAATCCCCGTTTACTGGGTACCAACCTCTTTCCCCATTTTCATTAGTTGTAAGTTGGATAGGATAAGTTACACCTATACCAACTAAGTCTGTAAAGTAATTCTTTTCCATTAGTGTATGCAGGTTTTATCCTCATAATCGTCTACGACGAATTGTGAGAAAGGTTTAGTTATTTGAGTTGGGGTTGAGCCTGATGAACCAGGTCCCGTAGTTACACCAGAGTGTACATGAGAATTGAACATATTTCGAAGTTGTTCTAGTTCCTTAACCGTTTGATTTAATTTCTCGGTTAATTGGAATATATTGATTACTCCACCATTCTCACCCGTATTTAATATTACTGAATCCCCAGAAGATACATTAATATCCTTTTCAGATGATATCACTATATTAGCTTCGGAAGATACAACTATGTTACCATTGAAATAAAGGTTTAATGTACCATTATCATCATCTATTACAATGAGATTGCCCTCAGGAGTAACTATACCCATTTTGTTTGGGCCATCTAACGGTTGTGGTACTTGGTTAATTCCCCAACCATGATATTCCCATAGAGGTTTAGTGGGGTCACCGTATTCAAAGGTAATAAATACTATATCTCCTATTTTGGGAGTTAAAAATTTGAACCCGCCACTAATAGAACCATGTTGACCTTTTGGGTAAGCCCATGCAGTAGTACCACCCATCACTTCGGGGATACATACCTCAACCCGATTCATTTTCTTTTCGGTATCACTGTTATTAACAACTATACCTCGATATACAGAGTAATATCTACCGATGCCCTCTATACCTTCTTCTGTTATTATCTTTGCAGTTTCATAACCCATAACTACTTCACCTCCTTATTTTTAATATATTCTTTAAATCTCCTTAAGGCTACTTCCATGTAATCAAACTTAACCCAATAATCATCTGGTACTTGAATATCTTTAATAGTTATCTTACCTGGTAATACCTTACCCGAAGAAGTAGTTAAACTACCAGAGGTTATAGCTATACCCTCAGCTTTTTCTATTGGAGTCTTAGCTAATACTTCCGTATAATAAGCTTTCTTTCTAAGAAGTTCATCCTTACGCTTATGGTCGAGTACATTGCCTTCTTTATCCATAATACCGGATTCTATGAAGTAAGCTACCTCATTATAAGTCCAGCTTAAATCTAATTCTCTGGAATTACTCAAAGCTTTCTTATCCTGGCCCTTAGAAGTTTTAGCATTAGCTTTAGCATCATTAGCTACTACCGATTGAGTAGATAATCCAAGTTTAGCAGTAGTAGAACCTGCTCTACTAGAATTTCTAACTAATTCTAAACTAGTTATATACCCTTGACCTGGATCCATTGAATGAGTACACTGTTTTATATACCAGGGCCCAGACCATCGTTTACCAACATTTTCAAGAATAATTACTTGAGAAGTGGCTAATAAAGGTCTTCCCACTACCTGCATCTGACATATGAGTTTACTCTCAGTATGTTTCAAACCACCATTGGCATTTGCATTAGCTGCCCAAGCCCATTTATCAATTCCTCCATATCTACTGAATAGATTGCTATACAGTTTATATAAGGGTACCTCTACATCGGCTTTCTTCCAATGCTGGACTTTTACAGTAACACTGTATATACCTAAGCTCTTATTTAAGGGGTTCTTATATTTGATGACCGGAGTATCATCTATGACCATAGTATAAGGGCCTTTCTTTAAAGCTGAGATACCACGATAGACACTTTCCTCATCTTCCAATCCCCAAGCAGTAGCTCCTCCTTTAGGTGTATGCTCTGGGTCATAATCTCTTGGGTCAACATCCTCTATTACCATATACTCCATCTGTTCCTTACCTTCAAATAAGTATCTGGTATCTTTAAGGATATTGTATAAATCCTCTTTTAAATTCTGGCCGTTAGTAACATTCTTAAGAGCAGCATTCAATGCAGCTCTCCTGTCAGAAGGAAACTCTTCCTTCTGTATAGTCTTATTAATAATGCTACGTACCTGATCTGTACTGAGTTCATTAAGGAATTTCTCTTTACCTTGCCGATAAGCTTCAGCAGGATTAGCTGCTGAATACTCTGCTACATCTGAATTCCATTTATCATTCAACTGCCTTCTAGCTTCTATAGCAGCAATAAGGTTTGGATCAGTCTTTAGAGCATGGTTGATTTGCATTTGCCTAATCGTGGGGATATCAGCTGGGTTATTCTCAGCACCATATTTGCCAACGGAGGTATGCCAATTCTTATAATAAACTCCATTGTTCTCATTAGCTTTTATCTCAGGTAATTTTTCCTCATCATCAATTCCCGTACTTAGTACTTCGAGGTCTTTACTTTCTGGATTCACTACTGGAGATAGGGTAGCTTTAACTCGTTTAGTTACCTTTTGAGTAGAAAAATGGACACTTAATACTTCTCCATTCTCTCCCTGATAGGTATAAGTAGTTACCGGCTCTTCATGAAACTTCCTATTATGAATATAAATAACCCCATCTCTAGAATCTATATACCATGGTCCATTAGTATACCCTTTCATCTTTTGTTCTAATTGAACCAAGATATTTTTACCGATTAACCCAAAGTCACTATCTATTAAAGCTTTTAAATCTTCTGGCATTGCTACTTCTGCTACTCCACTGTAACGGTTAGCATAGAGTACTTTTCCAGTAGTAGTACGTACATGTTCTGTAGGCACTTGTAGTGACTCATATACTTTATTACTAATTTGTTGTTCCATTATTGAAATATTTCTATGATTACCCCAGTTCCATTCTCGCATCCCTTATCTAGATAAGCCGATAAACTATTTCCTGGAGATTCAGAAAAATTGTATGGCGGCTGAAATCTTAAATCTCCGATAGAATCAATACACTTAATAGTTACATGAGTACCTGTGGAATCAAATCTAGCTTCAAAATCTCTAACCTTGATTGTTTTGATGGGCCCAGATATAAATTGCCCATCTGGATATATATATCCCCACTGTAGACATATTACACTACCCTCTTGTAAAGAGTCTATATCTACAGTATCTGGGTCACCAGTATCAAAGGTTATAGTAGCTAAATTTTCCTTTTCTTCATCATACCTATAATTCCATGTACTAATATAAGCTCCAAGAGGTATGCCAGTAATGGGATTTACTATTGGCATACCTCTAAAATCAAACAAAGCCAGGTAGGGTTGTCCCATACCGTTATATAAGATGGGTTTCTGTTTAGCTGCCATAAGAAGGTATTCTTATAAGGGTTCCACTTTCTAATTCTTTAAAAGGATTTAGTATACCATTAGCCTCAGCAATAATATACCATTTCCCAGAATCTCCGTAATACCTAAAAGCTATATTCTGAAGAGTTTCTCCGTCCTTAACCGTATGCTGAATATCATTTGAGGATGAAGGAACTGAGGGGATAGGAGCTTCTAGGGAATAATCTCCATCTCCATAGTTTAGAGCATAGGCATTTTTATAAGGGCTATCTCCAACCAGATATTGATTAACATCTATCATAATTTAATACCCTCCGTCTTTTTAAGTGAATCTGAATTTATAAAGTCTCCATAGGATAAGTTATATGCACTTACTCTCTTGAATATTAATTCTTGAGTAGCTGCTGCAGGTAATAACCTACCATTTCCAAAAGTAGCGGGTTTCCCAGGAACCCTAATCCTACTGCCATTCTGAAAATTTTTCAAAGTATAAGTAGCCGAAGTAATAATGTAGTAGTGATTATTGAATATACCCGAATCCCCCCATTCTATCTTAACAATCGGAGGAGCCGATTGATAGCCATTAGATTTAGACCAAGCTTCCAATAACCTACATTTATTTAATACCTCTTCTGGATTATTAGGGTCATTACAGTACCAAGATACATTAAATTGGATTATATCCTCAGACCCAGTATAATGATACATAGGAGTATTACGTCCCATGGACTTAATAGTTGCCCATGTGGTTTCACCCCGAAAGTCCAATTCTGGAGGTCTATTCTGTAGAGTAATATACTGTGTAGGATTAGCGGTCAAATTATATATCCTTACCTGATTCTGATATTTAATATCCGATTTGACTTCGAAGTTCCTATAATTGGTTGTGTTCTTATTCCCTTTTGCTGGGTCTACTCCTTCCCCCTCTTCCATTCGGGGGAATTGTAATTCCATCCTCCACTTAGCTTGAAGCTGTTTATTTAATGTAGGATTCTTTGAAGATATCTGAGCCTCTCCCACAACCCCATTAGGGTCATAGAGTTTACCCTTTAGAGCATCATCTTTTGGAAGTGTGGATGTAGTCCTATTGAGTAATATCCTGGCTCTCCATAGTTTATTTAGGGGACCCGTAAGAACCCCTGCGGTATCCCTCGTAAGATCATTATATTTTTCAACAACCTTACCTGCTGCTTTATTTAATATCCTAGCCATAGTATCTTAATTTTAAAGTCCTAATGCCACACCTGTATAATCTTGCTGAGAGCCCAAGGAGTAATCTCCTAATATTTCCCCATTTACACTGACGTTAATCTTACCATCTTTTAATCCATCTCTAATAGCTGCTCTCATAGCATTTAAAAACCTTTCTTCATTTTGAGCCCTGATAGCAGAGGGGTCTTCTTTAGATTGAGCATCGGTATTCCTATCAACAGAACTTATAAGTCTACTACCTACTTCTATTAATAAGGGTAAACCTACGGTAATAGCTAATCCCCAGGGTCCACCAATTAACCCTAATAACCTACCACCTACCGAAGCTAAACTTCTAGTAGCAACAGTCTTAGCAGCTTGTTTACCAGCTTGGTTAGCTACAGTACCTCCAACTACACCTCCAATGAGTGAAGTGGCTGGAGACATCCCTGGATTGGGTGTTTTAACATATCTACCGAGTTTGGTATTATAAAATCTACCAGCTTTGTTCATACTAACTCCCCCCATCATCATCTGCAATTGAACCATAGTCCTCATGAGATTTACCATACTTATCATATGAGCTTCCATAATAGCAAATTGGGTGTTCGTCTTAATGGCTGCTGCAGACATACCCTCAGTAGAAGCCGTGGCAATAGTTTGTAAATATCCAACCGACCTTATAATACCTCTCACAGTATTAAACCCTGCAACGATGGTACCAACTACTACTGCTGTAGCCCCTACTCTAAGAGCAAAGCTACCAGCCCAAGTTTCAGAGATAGAATTTATTACTTTGATGATAGAATTACCCACATTGAGTACTGGGGTAAAGATTCTACCCAAAGCCGCCCCTGCCGTAACTGTTAAGTTCTCTATATTTGATTCGAATTGGTCAATTACACCTGCATCGGTTTTAAGACGTTCTTCATTAAGTCGGTTTACTGCTCCCATGTTTTGGTCATAGGTAGCAAGTATCTTACCCATCTTATCTCTACCAGAAGCAATATCTCGAAGTACTGGAAGCATACCACGATTACCTCGAACTCCGAATATATTGAAGAAGGTTGGTGTTTCGATTCGTGAAGGTAAATCTACTGCAGCCTTAGCAAACTTCTGATAGATAGTGTAAAGGTCTATAAGGTTACCTTGAGCATCGAAGAATTCATCGGGACTTAAGCCCAGGTCTGCTAAAGCGTTATAGCCTTTCTTTTTTTGGTTAACAAGAGATAACTGTAAGTAACGAATCATATTAGCCAGAGAGGTACCTGCCATAGAACCTTGTATACCCATATCACCCAATACACCAATGGCAGCAGCCGTTTGCCGAAGGTCTACTCCAGCAGTTGCCATATCTGCTCCTGCATAAGATATGGACTGGGCTAAGTCTGTCAAAGATATATTTGCATTAGTAACTGCAGTATATAAATCATCGGTTACTCTAGCAGCTTCCGTCATTGGGATTTGGTACATTGACATGATATTGGTCATCAAGTCAGCTACACCACCTTTCTGTCCCACTGGCATTGTAAAGATTGAAGCCAGCTTAGATGCTGGCCCAATCATTTCTTTAATAGCATCGAATTTATTACCCGCCATAGCCAGGTATCTTTGTCCTGATGCAACATCCGAAGCAGTAAGAGGAGTTATCTCATTGACATCTTTTGCCAATTGTAACATTTCTCTTTGTTCTGCAATGGTAGCACCAGCAATTTTCGAAGCAGTCCAAACTTCATTCTGAACACCCGCAGAGTATTTATAGGCCCTTGCCATTCCCCCTACGAGCTGCATTCCGAAGTCCATTGTATTAGAAGCTGACATCTGTATACCTCTATTCCAGGTACTCATGTCATTCATCATAGTTCTGAATGACCCAGATATCTTGCCAGCCTCCTGAGAGAATCGGTCTTTTAATACCATGGCAACACCGACCTCTACTATACTCCTACTGGTATTCATAATTTACTTTCTTTTCTTTAATTGTTTATAATATTGCTCGGCCATTTCCTTGAATATTTTCCTTATTCGGTACGGAAGACGTAAAAAGCCGAAATAGTCTAAGGCTATCTCGGCTCTGGTGATATAAACAAAATCACTCTCTAACATTACTCTTCCGTCAGGTAGAAAAAATTCGGTGCCCAAACTATAGGATAAGTTCTTTCTTCTCCGGTGGTTGGATTAGTGATATGGGATTCACCTTTGAAGATAGGGTCCATAGATAAGATATGCTTTCTCATCTCAGCCATATCCTTTGCAGTAAACGGAGTAAAGTTTTCTACCTTCTCCCAACTACCATCAACCTCTAAGTGAAGATTACGGCAAAGAAGAGGAGCATTCTTAGTTTGTTTATCCAAAGGCAACTTCATGAACTCTTGTTCTCCCTTACCAGTCATACAATCGAATTTAATCCTCTTGCCAGATGAAAGAGTGTATTCATGGTCTACCAATCTAACTCCCTCTGGATAATAAGGGATAGCATCTGGCTTCTGATTTAAATCCTCTACAGTTGGAGTAGTACCGTAATCGAAAAGGAACTCATGGAGGTCTTGGCCATAAGTAATCTTACCACCATTCTCTTTGCCCCAATCATATTCGAATTCTACTTCCTCTCCCAAAGAGAAGATACGAGAATTGAAGATAATAGCATAACGGTCATTAACCGGTAAGTTAAGGGCATCATCTACGGTTAATTTCCCATTAGGGGTAGCAGTAGTTCTAATTACAATTGCTGTAATGAACTTGGTAAGGTTCATTAAAGTTTTCATGTCTGAAAGGTTACTGAGAATGTCTTCATCAGCTCCATTCTGTTCTCTAATTTCATATTCGAAACCAGAGGGTCCGGTAAATCTAAATGTTCTAAATTCCATAATTTTGATATATTTAATGTTTACAAATGTTCATAGTACTCCGTATAACAACAAGAAAGGGGTGAGCTCCTATCACAGGAATCCCACCCCTCCACCGAATCTTAGTGAAAATAGACTAAGGAATTAGTATTTGTCTGCAGTACCAACCGAGAACTCTATGGACTCTATGGTATTCTCTGAAGCCATTCTGTCCAAGTCTAAGCCGGTAATCTTACATGGCCATACCTCTTCGAAGACGTGGGTATTAAGAACCGAAACTCCATCTTCGGCAAGTTCATTTACAATAGCCGTTTCCCAATATTGGCTTGGTACTAAGCCACCACCAACTATATGGTCTTGGCAAGAATAGAGCCAATCATGAAGCCATGTGTCTGAACCTGCAGTAGTCATAAGTTTCTCTACAATAAGGTTACCTATAGTAACCCTACCTGCAGTTTTAACGTCTCTATTGACATCCCCATGGGCCACCTGGTCAATCTCAATATCAGGCAAAGTACAACTTTGGAATAGATAAGTATTGATAGGGTGTTTGGGGAACATGATACTCCACAGGAATTTCTTCCGTGGATTTTTTACTTTTGCTCCCATCGTTATATGTTTTATAGGTTATTACTTGTTTCTACGACTGATACAGCCTTAGAAGCTGCATCAATTACAATCTCCATAGTTACCTCTTGCATAGGAACTACATCCTTATACTTAAGGATAGCACGGTACTTACCTTGACGGGCATCTGATTCGTTATTTACGGAAAGATCATCCCAAGAAGTTGCATCCTGGTCACCCATCCAAGTATATTCTGTCATGGCATCTTCGTCTACCAAAGAATCTAACGTAGGTTTAACTTCCAACCAAATTCTTTTCCAAGTACTCCAAACATTGGGCTCTTCCAGGTATTTGTTAAGTACGGGACGAAGGAACTTCTTCAAATACAAATTCAATCTTACGATTGAAAGGAATCTTTCTGAATCCTGTTTTACCTGAGAAGAGAAGCAATGCCATAGTATGGTTTGTTTACCTGCATCGGGAGTATCTTTGATTACCATCTCATTGATATAATTCTGAGCAAGTGTGTTCAGTTCATTATATCGAGAAGGAGAACCATAATTTGGGCATACTGGTCCAACGGCATCTCCAATAACTCCCCGGTTCATACCAGCAAAGGATTTCCAAGGACCGTATTGAGTAGCAGAAGCATCTCCCAAACCTGCAATGGTACCCACTACATCGGAATCCTGAAGGTTACCGTTTTCGTTGTAGTACTTAAGGCCACCACCAAAATAAGCAATGTACTTAGAGTTACCTACAGTACCGAGGCAAGTCTGTACCCAAGTAACCTGAGCTTTGTAATCTCTGGGTTGTGTACCTTGAGTATAATGGGTCAAGTGTTTTGGAACTTCGATATACAGTACCCATTCCATCAACTCTTTTGCCATATCTGCAGCAGCCTTATATACCTTGAGTACATCAGCATCAGCAGTAAGGTGTTGAGAAATATGAGAAATGAGTAACTGATAGAAATCCGTATAATCCCTTACCAAGTCCAGAGAAGCAATCCACTCATCAGCAGTGGGTGTAGTTCCAGCACTACCTACAGTACCGGTAAACATCTTCTCTGTATCAGTAGGAGCAGCCCCACCTACGGTAACCGTAACCGCATTTTTGGTACCATCTACACTCTCGGTTAACCATTTGATTAGGTTCTCGAAAGATGAACCTGCTACAACTACCGGTTTGATATACTCTGAGTTCTTAGCAAAAGCACTAAGAGCAAGGTAATCTACCGAAGTATTATTGTTATCATCGGCAGTTTTATAAGTTACTACCGGACCTTGTTCAAGTACCTGGCCATTGCCCGAATAGATTCTATAATACAAGGTATTAGATTGTTTATAGAAACCTACCTGGAAGGTATCAGTACTACCGATGGGGTCTCCATAACCTTTGGTTACCAATCCCAAACTATAGGTAGTTCCACCAGAAGCAATAGTAATAATTGCAGCCGGTGTAGCAGGTTCTGGAACTGCAGAAGCAGGTACTATACCTTCCTCTTCGGATTTAGCAACTGTTTTAGCTTTACCTGCAGTTGCAGCTACTGTACCTTGAGTAGCTCCCTTACCAAGCACTCGAATAACACGAAGCTTAGAACCACCTTGCAAAGCCTTTTCGATATTTGATACAGAACCATCGGGTACAATTTCAGAACCATAGATTCTTTGGAACTGAGAGAATGTAGAGATGATTTCTGAGGGGTCATCATAAGGGCCCTTAGTAGTTCTAGCCAATACACAAGAAACTCCTAACATAGGAGTAGTTTGAAGAACATTGTTGTTCTTAAACTTAAAATCAACATGAGGTGAAGTTGGCATAATTCTATTGTGATTAAAGTTAATTACTCGTTTAATTTATACCCTAGAGTATTGTACCTATACCTTAGGTACTTTTAACTCTAACATTTCATTTTCGTTTTGTTCTAACAACCCGATGAGAACTGATATATCCTGGATAGGTGTAAGTATACCTTCTTCCAGGGGTTTTTCTGGAAGAATACCATCTTTACATATGTAAGTATATACCTTTTCAAGTATTCCATGTTCTACATCTGGATGATCATAATAATTACCAATTTCAATGAATAGGTTTCCGGTTGATGCAAGCCTGCCCTTGTCCCATTCCTCTAAATCATTGAAATAAGGTTTTATGTATCCTCTAGCAGGTAAGCCAGTATATAAGATTGTATGAAGTAATCTCATATCGGCTTGAGTTTGAGAAACTAGATGTACATCAATAGTGATATCTTTGGTTTCATAAGGAAACTCTGAAGCTTGGTAATTACCGTCTTCAAGTCTATCACCAATAATGTATTTGTTCACACCAATATCCCCAGCATAATAACCCTGTAATTCTAGGGTTATTCTTGGGAGAGTTTTAGGGCCTTTCACTTGATTATTCCCGATACCAAATAGAGGTATAAACTTCTTCATATTCTTAATTGCCTCTTGAAATCTTTTTTCGTTTTCTTGAGACAAAGGTAAGAAGTCTTCTGGATTCAAAGTTAGACCCATTTCTAACAGTGTACTTAGTAAAGAGATATAAAAAGTTCTCTCTACTATCTCTTCTGAATTTATCATTGATTTCCTAATCTAATTTTTAGTTGAACTTCATGGCTACCAGTATCATTTATAACTCCATTATAAGTTACAATTATACCCCCCATCGAGAATATATTGGTTTCAAGATGGCCAGTACAATTTAATTCACTAACCCAAGTAGTACTTATATTAGAGGGGTAATCAGTAAGCCATACTTTATAGGGAAAGGGATTTGCCCCAGGATCAGGAAGAGTACCTTCTATAGTTTTACTAATGTCTGTTATCTTAAATTGTTTTACAAACTTAGCCACTTCATAACCATTGATATGGTAGTATTGGTACCCCTTTACACCCCTAATAGAAGCAGTACTACTGCCTTGTCCAACACCGGGGAATGGTATATTGGGAGTTGGTTCAAAACCATACTCAGTAGTTCTTTTACCAGGAGATTGTTTTATAGTTATATCTTTCGTACCAGCCTGAGATACTATTCGTATAACACCGCTTCTTTCCTTCGGATTATAAGTGCTTGCCTCATACTCGTTGTTATAAGAGAGCGTCTTAACTGTTAATTTTCCAGCATTATTACCTTCCCCAATCTCTTTGGTTATATTTAACCAATCCAGGGAATTTTCAACAGTCCAATCTAAGGCTCTATATTCTTCTTGAGGTTCACCACCAATATATTTTTGTTCATAACTATAAACTAATATTTCCCAAATCTCAAGCCTTTTGGTACCATCAAAAGTATAATTATCACTGTCAGGTGAAATAGTAAGGAAGGGCTTCCAAGTTTCTACTACTTGGGGTTTTCCCTTTTGTATCAGAGTTACTTCCCTTTCTACACCCTGAACTACTACCTTGAGGACCTGCTCTTTTAAGGTCTGTTCTGTATTTACTGCTTTCGGTTTTACACGAATGGTAGCAGTACCAGTTCCTGATAGTGAAGATATTTCAAAATCTACTGCCATTATATAATCCTCCTTATTTCTTTTCTAACTTCATTACGTATTTCCTTTTGTAAGGCAGCTTTTCCACCAGCAGCCTTAAATGCAGGAGCCCAGAGAGGACGAGGTGGTAAATTACCATCTCTACTACCATACTCTAACATGATAGCTATCTGATTCAAAGTTTTTCTTGAAGTCTTACCCGTATAGGTAATCTTTTTGATTCCAATTGGCAAACCGACGAAAGTTCTTTTCTTACCCTTTACTAAAGTAACTGACCTGGCATATTGTCCAGTAAGATTTAGCATGGTATGGTCTCCATATTTCTTTATGGTACCAGGAGCATGTGGTGGCCAAGATACTCCGGAACCCCTTGGAGGTACACCAGTATTCAAACTTCGTCTTACTATACGAAGAAGTTGATTACCAAACTTTTCTGTACCTTTCGCATAACCCTTAGTTAAGATACTTGGAGTTTTGGCAATCAACCTTTCTGCACGAGCTTGTTCTCGTTTGTCTACGTATATTTCTAGAGAGCCAACTGGAGTCGATAGTGTAATATTAACCGACTTACTTGGCATAATTCTTACTGTTGTTTAGGTTTATCCAATCCCAGCTCCTGAGCAATTCTCTGTAACAGAGTCTCTTGAGTGGAGATTCGTTGGTCCATGTATTGACGGAACTCCTCAAACCCTGGAGCAGGTTTACTTGGAGCAGAAGGTGATTGGTTAATTGAATTGAGAATGTTATCGCATTCAGAAACAATTGCCTCAAACTTTGGTCGATTGTTAAGTATATTCAAGGCATTCTGTTTCTGCATAGTAACCTCATTAATTATATTCACTACATCGGTAGTATAATATACACCATTATAAATACCCTCATCAGATTGTGAAGGTAGGTATATTGTAAGCTGTGATACAGAATCTTGGATCACCAATTCGACACTGTTAACAAAGCCGTCTTTAGCACCAGAGGCCATTGGTTTACTTTCTCCTACCCCAAATTAAATACGTATTCATAAGTAATTGTTGCAGCATTCTGAGTTATGTTGACTGTAAGCTCCCAACCGTCATCATCATTTTCTG